ATTCATAATGTTTTTGTATAATATGAAAAGGGGTGCTTGTGAAAGTACCCCTTTTGTATATCTATTGTATATCTACCTGCTTGGTTATCAACACCTTATTTGTACGGAAAAATAATTATCCGTATAATACCTGACGGGTAGGTATACAATAGATATGTTGTAGTTTTGTTACTATTTTGTTACCGAAAATTTGCGAGTAACAAAGAAAATGCTTATCTTTGCAGCAGATTAATAAATGTAGGCTTATGGGAAGGAAGAAAACAATCGACAAGGAGCCAGTCACTATCAGATTCAAGGAACTTGCCAATGGTAACAAGAGCATCTATCTGGACATCTATATGGACGGAAAGAGGAGTTATGAATTTCTCAAACTATATCTCATCCCAGAGGTCGGTAGAGAAAGAGCGAAGGCGAGGGCGAAGAATGCTGAGACAATGGCTAGTGCGAATATCATCAAGGCTCAGAGGGTTCTCGACTTGAAGAACCGAAAGGCAGGAGTATTCAGCAGTAACAAGAACATGCGCTTGGTAGAATGGCTAGACATCGTGAAGGTTGCCAAGCAGAAGGCAAGTAGGTCGGATGAATCGAGCAAGACTATAGAGAATGTAAAGAAGCACATCATCAAGTTTTGTGGCGAGTCTACCAAGATGGTTGACATAGACAAGAAGTTTTGCATGAAGTGGATAGAATATCTGAGAACTGCCACCAAGAGAGGTGGACAGCCGTTCAGCGAAGTAACCAAGAAGGTGTACCTTACTTGCTTTGGCACGGTTCTGAATCAGGCTGTCCGTGATGGCATCATTCAGATGAATCCCATATCCCTCATAGACCCAAGCTATAAGTTCGGGTCTCCTGAGAGCGAGCGAGTATACCTAGATATTGAGGAGGTGAAGAAACTGGCTGCAACTGAATGCTACAGCCAGCACACCAAGCAAGCATTCATGTTCTCATGCTTTTCTGGTCTTCGTATCTCGGACATCAGAAAGCTGAAATGGAGCGATATTGAAGAGGTGAAGAATCCTGACGGAACATCATCCTACCGCCTGACCAAGACGATGGAGAAGACTCAGCGTGTAGTCAGCTATCAGCTATCCAACGAGGCGATGAAATGGTTGCCCGAAAGGACGAAAGACGAACTGGTATTCTATGAACTATGCCAGCAGCCAAACATCAACTATCATATTAAGGTATGGGCGAAGGCAGCAGGAATCAAGAAGAACATATCCTTCCATACTGCTAGGCACACCTTCGCCACCATGATGCTCACGCTGGGAGCCGACATCTACACCACCAGCAAGCTACTCGGTCACTCCCGAATATCCACTACTGAGATATATGCTAAGATTGTGGATAAGAAGAAGGATGAGGCGATGGGGCTGATTGATAAGTTCTTCGATAAGGAATAAAAAAATCTCTGTAAGGTAGCCAGCCTTGCAGAGATTTTTATTTTTCTAGTTGGGAAAATATTTTTTCCTAGTTATGGAAATTATTTTTCTCACTTACCATATTTCTTATCGAGCTTCTTCTTTAGCCAAGGTTTAATACCACCTATGATTCCAAGGATGATTGCAAAGCCAACACCGAAAAGAACACCTCCAGCCTTATAGCCAAAGTTTTCCAATACTACGAAGATAGTAATCATTATTGCCCATAAGACAATGAATGTCGCTACCAATACTGAATAATAAACAAACTTCTTCATATTATATATTTTATAAGTTATACCATTTATGGGAGTCTATCTCTTTCATTTTATCAAGATATTCATTCACTCTTTTCATGTAGTCTTCCCTGCTTTCACCGAAGTCCTGCATAGGTCTTTCAGGTGTTTTTATGTTTGCTATAACATCTTCTTTAATTGACTCAAAAGCAATATATGAACCAATAGGATTTACCAGCAACTTAATAGTCTCCAATATAGTTGCTCGCCCTAAAGTGAAATCTTGATAAATTCCAAATATCACACGAATCACAAGAACAATCATCAATAGTAATGCCGTGACACCTTTATATCTTGGAGCAACGTAAGCACCACAATAGACAAATCCATATCCAGCAAATCCATTCGCCAATACCGAAACTATAGCACCGACTATATTAATCGTTTCTCCATTAATGGTTACTCCCCATCCAAAGTTCAAATAACCAGCCAACATGGAAAACAAATAACACACATACATTCCTACTATAGAAGCAGGAATAACACCAATCCATCTTAATAGATTCATTTTGATTGCCACATTTTAATTATCCGACATTTGCTTTACTCATTCCACCGCCTAAGACAGATAGTAGCTGGTCGTAGCGTTTCTCTAACTCTTCATACTTCGCTTTCCAAACAGAATCGTCTAGCAAGTCGTTTTTGTCTTCACGATACTTAGGAGTAGGTTCTGCCACCAAGAACGATTGTTCTTCTATAAGTTGTTTCCCATGACCCCGAAGGAGCCATTCGGCTGAAATCTCATCAAACTCATACAGAAACCCTTCGATAAGACCAAGTGATACAGCTTGGTCACCACGAAGTTGGCGATTACAAGTTACTTGCTGCATTCCAATCATTTTCGAAAAAGCAGATATACTTATTTGTTTAGCCTCTAAAACAGACTTAATTCTTTGTGCTACAAGACTTTCCATACATTTTACATTTTTAAATCATACTTAAATAAACATAATCGACTAAAGAAATATGCATTTTTGTTTGGTAATCTAAACATATTTGCATACCTTTGCACTCGTAAACAACAAGTTGCTTAATTATTAGAAGCAAAAGTACAACAAAAAATTAAGATATGCAAGTAAAAAAGATAAAAATTATCAAAGTTTCGCCCGAAGGACGTAAAAAACTTGCTGAGCGGTATAGATGCAGAAGGGAAACCATCTACAACGCTCTAGGTTTTAGAAGTCAGAGCAAACAAGCCGAAAGCATCAGGAATGATGCCCTGAATGAGTTCGGAGGTGTTAAGGCAGACAAGGTAGTGTTCTACTAATAATAAAGAAGGAGGAATCCTATGAATGAAATTTCAACTATTGTAGATGGTGACCGAATGACATCACTACAGATTGCAGAGATTACTGGCAAGCGTCATGCTGATGTGATGAAATCCATCCGAAAGATGGAGCCAGCTTGGGAAAAAGTAGCCGAGGGAAAATTTGCCCTCGGGTCTTACAAGGATGAAAATAACCAAGATAGACCTTGCTACTCTCTCAACAAAGAAGAGTGTCTCTACATCGCCACCAAGTTCAACGATGAAGCGAGAGCCAAGTTGATTAAACGATGGAAGGAACTGGAAGAGCAACATCAAAAGCCATCCGTTCCTCAGAATTATCTCGAAGCTCTCAAATCTCTGGTCAAGGCTGAGGAGGAGAAACAGCAGCTAGCTTTGGAAAATAAGAAGCAGCAGGAACAAATCCTCACTATCAGCAAGACGAACATGGAACTGGGCAACAAGATTACCGAAATGCTGCCTAAGGTCAGCTACTACGACAAAATCTTGCAGAGTAATGCCACCATGACCGTTACTCAGATTGCTCAGGACTACGGAATGAGTGCCATGAGGTTAAACAAGGAGTTGGAGTCTATGAGAATCCAACACAAGGTAAGAGGTCAATGGATATTGTTTGCCCAGTTCTTAGAAGGTGGATATGTTCACAGCAGAGCAGTAGACATATTAAGGAGTGATGGTCGGCACGATGTGAAGTACAACACCGAGTGGACAACGAAAGGAAGAATCTTCCTATATGAATCACTCAAAGCGAAGGGCATTCTCCCCTTGATAGAGCAGGAGAACACTCCCAGCAATAAGGGCACTGGTAGAACAGAGCCAGCCAAGGCAGCTAGTGCCAGTCAACAAACCATCAAATTCAACTGATATGATAGACCCAGAGATTAAAGAGCAGCTAGACCGCATAGAGCAGTATTCGCTCATAGCTGCAAAGAATGTGCTCAACATTAATGAAGCTGCAATCATTCTTGGTATGACGGTTAGAGGAGTGAGAGAGAACGTCAGGAACCGCATCATTCCTTGCTATAAACCAAACATCAACCGACTCTACTTTAAGAAGAGTGAGTTGGAAGAGTGGATGACTCAGAACCGCAGAAAGAGCATGGCAGAGTTGAAATCAGAGGCAGCAGCCTATTGTTTTACCCATTAAACAGATAAACTTATGATAGCAGATGTAATGTTGGTATCTAGCGTAATCGCTTTCGCTGTTGCCGTTAAGGAAATTCACTCCTACTTCAAGGAGGTAGGCAAGTAATATATATGGAGACTGAACCTCACAAGTTAAATTTAGTTTAAATTATTAATGTGTTAAATCTTACAATGTTTCTTATTCAGTCAAGAGCAGAGGTTTTTTGGAGTTTGCTACTCCCAGTCTCCACTATAACTTTAGTCGTTATAATTTTACATGTTTTAAATTTTTGCCCAGCGCAAGTAACTCAGTTGGTAGAGTATGAAGGTTTATGAGCCTTCGAGGTCGTGGGTTCGAGTCCCACCTTGCGCCCTATATAGCCCGATTCCAAGGCTTTATATCGGATAGGATAAACCTTCCTAGAGAGGTACACGTACCCAAAAGGAGCATCATTAACCACAGATGGTGCTTAGACGTGGAAGTGGCAAGCGAGTACATACACCTGATAGGTGGAATTTGGAAAAACTTGGAGTTCACTTGTGAAGAAGCAGACCTGATGCCGTGACCCTTATATAATAAGGTAGCATCTAAAGGTAGGAGCGCACAACTACAAATCGGTTCTAATGCAGCCAGCACGCTTTCTTTCTATTCGGTTCAAGTTATTGGTTATTTTATAGAAATCAGATATATCACAATATGTGCGATTACTAGTGCTGGGAGTCCTAAGCCTCCATGAATGCAGAAGGGAACCAAGGAGCGTTTCACCATCCGCCAAGATTGTATAGATGTCGCTCCACGGAGGTGGCAGTTTTATCATATTCATTTTACTGCCCCTCCTTTTATGTATAGAAATTATAAACTTTAATATATTTTACATTTTTTGCATTTTATATTTGAAATTTTTATCATTGCGGTAGCGACCGCTCAGGTTAAACAAAAATAAAAAACTCTCGCCCCACCATTCGTGAGAACCGTGGGGCTTTTAATTTGAACATTTCAAACCATACAATATGAGATATAAAGCAAATAGTTGTTACGATTGTCTCTTCTTGACTATGTGTGACAATCCGAAAAAGAACCCAGATGGTGGCTACAGATGCAGATTCTATCAATGGAAATATCAATAACAATTTAATACATATAAGATATGAAAGAACTTATCGTAATTCAGTCAGAACTGAAAGCCCCGAAGAGTCAGTTCAACAAATTCGGTGGCTACATGTATCGCAAGGCTGAGGACATCTTAGAAGCTGTCAAGCCTTTGCTCAACAAGCAGAAATGCACGCTAACCATTACAGATGATATTGTGATGGTAGGCAACCGCATTTATGTTAAGGCTACCGCAACTGTCAAGAACGAGAAGGGCGAGTGCGAAACAACAACTGGTTGGGCTAGAGAAGAGGAAACCAAAAAGGGTATGGATGGCAGTCAGATTACTGGAGCATCATCCTCTTACGCTCGAAAGTATGCCCTCAACGGTCTCTTTGCCATTGATGATAATGCTGATTCTGATACCAGCAACGATGGGCAGCATCAGAAAGCGCAGCAGCAGACACAGACACATCAGCCAGTATCGCTGCAATTAAATCCAAACAACCTGAATGAAGGTTTGGGATTTTTGAACAAATGTGTTACCAAAGACCAGCTATTATGGACGGTTCAGCATTACCAGCAACTCTGCTCTAACGCTCAGTTCATGCAAGCAGTATCAGCCAAGAAGAAACAATTAGGTATACAATAATATGACAGCAGCAACAAAGAAAATTACTCTGAATGTGCCAAAAGTCACATTCATTGAGGAATCTCATCAGTACTTCATTGGCAAGAAGGAACTGAAAGGAGTAACGGGAACGCTAATCAAGAAAGCCTTCCCCGACACCTATAAGAATGTTCCTGAATCGGTAATGAAGAAGGCAGCAGAGCGAGGTGGACTTGTACACAACACGTTTGAAACATTCTGCTCCATCTTCGATGCAGACATCAAGAAGTACCCTAACCCTACGGAAGAGCTTCAAGCCTTCCACAGCATGTTAGTCGCATACGATTTACACTATGTAGCATCCGAGTATCTTGTTACAGATGGTGATAACTTCGCATCTGCCATTGATGGAATCTTTGCCGATAGCGAAGGCAACATTTATCTGGTAGATTACAAGACCACCGCCACCCTTCACTACGACAATGTATCGCTCCAGTTATCCATCTACGCAAAATGGTTCGAGGAGCAGAATCCTGACTTGAAGGTGAAGGAGATTGTCTGTATGTGGTTCAAGAACGGACAGAGCAAGTTTCAGCCACTACCAAGGGTAGCAGATGAGCAGATTGACGATTTAATCAACGCTTATCTCGCTGATGATGCAGAGTACCAATATAAGGTGGAAGTTCCTGAGCAGTTCTCTGCCCTAGAGCAGGAGTTCAGATTGATAACCGCTCGTGTGGATGCCCTAAAGATTAAGCAGGATGAGTTGAAGGAAAAGATAATGAAGATGATGGAAGACAATAAGCAGAAATCCGTCAAGACTCAGTTCGCCTCCTACTCTTATGTTGCAGCTACCACCAAGAAGACCTTCGACACGAAGCTGTTCAAGGACACGGAGCCTGACCACTACGAGCACTATCTAAAGGAAACGACCACCAAGCCATCAATAAGAATCAAACTTAATTAAGTATAGATATGAACGTTAAATTTACTGGTAAAATTATTGCAGCAGGGCAAGTTCAAATGGGAACTTCCCAAAACGGAACCCAATGGAGTTCCCAAGAGTTTGTTATCGAAGAGTTGAATCAGCAGTACCCTTCAAGAGCCGTTATCCAAGTTTACGGTTCAGACAAGATTCAGCAGTTCGGCATTCAGGTAGGTGAAATCATCACAGCCAACATCGGATTGAAGGCGCATCAGTCTAGAGACGGACGATGGTTCAATCAGTTGGATTGTTGGAAGGTGGAGCGACCAAATGCCCAGCCGCAAGGTCAGGTTGTCCAGAGTTATGTTGGCGCAGCACCTCAGCCAGTTGGTGGGTATTGCCAACCACAGCAACAACCAATACCTCTGAGCCAGCCACAGCAGTTTCCCCCTCAGGTTAATTCAAGCGGTCAACCTATCCAGCAGAACACTCAATATGCAGGTGGTCAGCAGCAGGGTCTTCCCTTCCCTGCCCCAAACCAATAATATATAAGGTATGGAAATCCATCTAGTAAGAACCTCCACTGGTCTTCGCCCCTACACGGATGATGATTACGAGGAAATGAAAAAGATAAAGGTTGGTTCCATCGTCAAGGCAAACATAGTTCGACCAAGGAACATCAAGTTTCACCGCAAGTTCTTCTCACTTATCAGAGCAGCATGGGATTGTCTCACAGAGCAGCAGCGCACAAACCTACGTTCTATAGACACATTCCGTGAGCAACTGCTGATAACATCAGGATTCAGCGAACCGCTTTACGACATCAACGGACAGAAGTTCTTGGAGAGAGCCAAGTCTATCTCCTTTGCCAAGATGGATGAGCCAGCCTTCAATGAAGTATATAGTAGAGTCTTAGACACCATCCTCACGATACTCTATGCAGATGGTGTTACAGAAGACGAGTTTAATAACATTTTACAAAATTATAGTTGATATGACACGTAGAAACGACAAGCGCAACAACAGACGTAATCGTCAGCGCAACAACACCCCAGAGTTACCACCATTTGCACAGATGCTTTTCGGAGCAATCGTTGGCAAAGGTGTAGACATGATTGCCAAGAAGATGGCAGAGAATGCCGAGGAAAAGACTCCTGATATTCATGCCGAAGGCATCAGCAATCAGGACGTTACCAACATCAATAACGGAAAGGCAACCTTATCTAAGTTGCGCATTCCTGCTGATGGTTCGGCAGTAGAGTACCCAATCCCTGATAACCTCCAGTTTTTCTTCGCTGAGGATGGTAAGTTGATGGTTCGTCAGAAGATTGAAGGAGACGAGAATCCTACTGATGCAGTGGAAGGCAAGCCTATCACTTATGATGATATTCTCAAAGAACTCTACTTGAACAAAACTGCATATTGGGTTTATGGCGAAAAAGATATTACTCAAAAAAAACAGCGTTCTGGAGAACACAAAGATTCCGCCAACTGCACCAGCGAGGCTCAGGCAAGACGAACGGCTGCATTCAATAAGTTGCAGAACATCGCCAAGTATCTCAACAATGGATGGAAACCTAACTTCGATGATGGAAGTTATAAATGGGGCATCGTTAAAGATGGAAATAAATATTATTCACGATACAATATATTAACAAACGATGGAAGCTCTTACTTCAAGAACGCAGACCTTGCTAATGAAGCTATCCGCTTGATGGGTGAAGAATCTCTCAACGACCTTTTCTCAACCGACTGGTAATGGCAAGCTACGCTGAAATCAAAGCTAAGCTACAGCAGGAAGGCAAGAAGATACGAAAGCGTTCATCCTACGATGAGCACAACTTGCAAGCCGCAGAGGTCAGGTATATCCGTGGGGTATATCCTGACCTTGAAGGTGTCTTCTTTGCCGTTCCCAATGGTGGCAAGCGAACTTCCCGACAAGCCGCATGGCTGAAAGAAGAAGGTATGAAGGCAGGAGTATCTGATATGCTGCTCCTGAAGCGCACCTCCCAGTACGGTTTCCTCTGCATCGAAAATAAAACACCGAAAGGACAGCAGAAGCCCGAACAGAAGGTATTCCAACACGAAGTAGAACGACATGGTGGCAAGTATATCATCGTCCGCTCTATAGATGAATTTATCCAAGCAATCGACAATTATTTAAATGGTGAACTATGACAGATGAAATCAAACAAGCCATCCAACTTCTAAAAGAGAATGGCTACAAGGTAACTGCCCCTCCCAAGCAAGTCAAAGATGAATACACCTTTGAGCGAGCATGGAACCTCTACGAAAAGAAGGTGGGTGACAAGGAGAAACTGGAGAAGAAATGGAATTCTATGAGCAAGAAAGACCGCAAGGCAGCTATAGAGTATATTCCTCTATATGTAATCTCTAAGCCAGATAAGCAGTTCAGAAAGAACTTCCAAACCTTCCTTAACCAGCGAGGATGGGAAGACGAACTCATCGGAGCAACGCCACCGCCAGCAGCCGTTAACGAGAATCCTTCCGAAATCAGCCAACTTATCGCAAAGACGAGAGCTGAACAGAACGTGACAAATGCGGATAAGGACAACGTTTTCAAGACACGCATCATAGGTATGATAGAGCTTCTGCAAAAGAATCCTCATAGCCTATGCCGAAAGCAGTTGGAGATATATCGTGATAACGGAACCTTGGAACGCTTGGGCATCCAATGGAATCAATGAACCACAAATCTGTTTACCAAAATGATAGCAATCAGTAAGTACAACAAGCAGCATCCTCTCAGAGTCTTTGAGGCATTCGCAGGATATGGCAGTCAGAGCCTAGCCTTCAAGTACCTCAAAGATAAGCATCCTGAGTTCGACTTCAAGGTAGTGGGCTACTCAGAGATAGAACCATCAGCCATCCAAGCCTACGGACTCCTGCACGGAAGAGATATACCTAACTATGGAGACGTGACAAGGATAGACTGGAATGAGGTTCCCGACTTCGACTTCATATCATGGTCTTCACCATGCCAAGATTTCTCCAATGCAGGACTTCGCCAAGGAGCAGAGGAAGGCAGCGGCACACGCTCATCCCTTATCTTTCAGGAGAAAAGAATGCTGGCAGTCAAGAAACCAAAGTATGTGATGCTAGAGAATGTGAAAGGTCTTCTCTCAAAGTCAATGAGGAAGTACTTCTTCCAGTACGTCAAAGACCTTGACTCCTTCGGTTACACCTCCTTCTACAAGGTACTGAATGCAAAAGATTACGGAATTCCTCAGAATCGTGAGCGCATCTTCGTTATCTCCATACTCAGAACAGAGGATGAGCCGAACCCAGAGTATCACTTTCCTTCGCCTATCAAGTTAGAGACTTCGGTTGAGGACATATTGGAAGATGGTGTATCTCCCGAATATTTCCTATCCCAGCCCCTTCTCGAAAAGTATCTCACAAAAGCAGACATCAATGAATCAATCGAAAAACTCTACCCCGAAGATAGCAATACCGAAAACTGCTGATGGATGCTCTGTAGCAGTCACAGCCAGTTTCTCTATGATAAGTATCATGAACCTCATAGACACCGCTCATTATCCGAAAGGTGGAGTCTTAATCATCAAAAGAATCCAATAGTATGCGAGAAACGTGGAAAGAATGTGTCGGTTCCCCAACTACCAAATTAGCAATCTAGGTAGAATCAGGAATAAAGACAAGATAATGAAACCGCACAACAGATGGGATGGATATTATCATATAGGTTTATGGGGAGAAGATGGAAAAAGACACTACCCAGTAATACATAGACTGGTAGCCTTAGCATTCTTACCCAATCCTCAAAACCTTCCGCTTATCAACCACAAAGACGAAAATCGGCACAATAATAGGTTAGAGAACCTTGAATGGTGTGACTCCTCTTATAATATAAGATATTCGTTGAGAAGGAGAAAGTATGGAAGGAAAAGGATAATAAAGCCCAATGAAGTCTTAATCATCAAAAGAGTAAGCTAATGTGCAAAAAAAATACAAGGAGAAAACTACTCATCAACCCAGATGTAGAAGGCATGAGTAGAACCATCCGAAGTAGCTATTACAAGACTAGTTTAGCAAACTATCTTGCACCAACAGGAAGTTGTGCCAACGCAGTTTTAATCATCAAGAAATTATAATGTGCGACAAAATTATAAAGCTAGCAAACCTCCAAATCAAAGGTAGGATAGAGCAGCAGACCAGAGTCTACTCCACCAAGGGAATCTCACCTACTCTCAATTCTGCTATGGGTCACGGAGGTAACTGCATCCCACTATTCTTAATAGTAAAAGAGATATGATAACTGGAGGAAAGAGAATGAAATCCCTGCTCCTATCGGGGAAGGTGAAACCTGATGTAGGCGGTCAAGTTCTCGACATCTACAACCAAGCTGTAATGCAAGGTATCTCCCCTACCATCAAGACAACCATTGATACAGCAAACATGACATTCGTAACAATCATGAACAAAGAAATCATTCACACCGCACCAAACGGAAAGAAATACTCCATCCAAATCAGGAAGTACACTCCAAGAGATTGTTTCCGACTGATGGGAGTTCATGAAGCTGATATAGACAAACTCCTGAGCAAGGAGAAGTCTGGTCAACTCATCATCTGCAAAAGCAAACTATATGCCCTTGCAGGAAACTCAATAGTAACCAACTGCCTGACCGCCATGTTCGAGGAACTAATATTCCCATCAGGAAATCACTACCACGACAAGACTGGTCAGCTATCACTCTTCTAGCTTATGGATATTTTTGGATATATCAAGGTAGGAAAGCGTATCAGCAAAGCGCACAAAGCCCTCTTTACCCACAAGACCATGGTACTATGGTATAAAGGCAACCCAATCATCGGGACAATGCACGATGGCTTGTGGTATCAACAAGACCTAAACGGAATGTTGGAACAATTAATGTTCCAGTCCGAAGTCACACACGTCTCATTTTTACCTTCGCCAAATGAAGACAGAGAAAGAAAAAATCCTAGCCATCATCGCTGAGATTCAGGCAGAGCGTGAAGCTGCCCACATCGTGCCGCCCCACGTCCTAACAGTCGAAATCATCAAACGAGGATGCCATCAGCCGTATCAAGCCATCAATGAGTTGTGTGAAGAAGGCAAGATAAACTGGTGCAGAACCCTCAACGATATGGCATTCACTATCAGGTCATAGCTTAGCTATGTGGATTGAAACACTATCAGAAAACAATAAATCAAGAACAATATGGAAAAAGAAATTATTACACAGAAGAAACTGATTGTCTTGGCAAACGATGCTTACTTGAATGCACAAAGACATGGTTTCTATCCTGACAACACAGATATAACAACCGCTCTGATGCTCATCATCACGGAAATGTCGGAAGCTGTTCAGGCAGACCGCCATAATCGTCACGGAAGTATCGAAGACTACGAGAGCGAGATACAGATGGGAAGAGATATTCCTACCGCCTACAAAAATACTCTTGAAGGAACGGTAGAATCTGAGTTTGCTGATGTTTGTATACGTATCTTATCCCTCTTGGGATGGATGGATATAAAAAGACCAACAGAATTTCAAAGCGACTCATATCTCAAAGAAGAGTATGAAATCGCAAAGATTAAATACAAGTGTGGTATAGTTAAAGATTTCTACCATATCATCAGTTTTCTATGCTCGTTTACTGACAACAACTCGCCGTATTGGTATATCTCAAAGATTAGCCAAAAGACACTCATGCAGGTTTTCGCCCTAGCACAAAACAACAATATCGACCTGATGGAGCACATCAAGTTGAAAATGAAGTATAACGAATCTCGTCCGTATCTTCACGGATGCAAATATTAGGAGGACAAAAATATGTTTGGAATAGAAGAAATTTCAAGAAGATGCTTAATGACGTTGAGTGATGGTAGCAAAATCCAAGCTACCATCACCATTCCAAAGCCAACCAAACCCATCTTCCCTGAGCAGATGGAACGTAATATCATTGAGAATTTTAATAAATCGCAACTTCTTGCAGTAAACAAGGTTGTAAAGTGTCACATTATGAGAAATTAGTTATGGAAGATTTACCTATTGGCTCAGAAATCACCTTAAAGGTGGTTGAAAGCGAGACAGAAGAATGTAATGGTTGCTTCTTTGACGAGATAAGCAGCAATATTTATGAAAATATCTGCAAAGATATTTGTTGTGCCGCAATCGACAGAAAAGACGGAAAGAATGTTCAATTTAAAAGAGTGAAGTGATATGGAGACAAAAATTAATATAGCGGCTATTTTAAAGGATAAACCGCAAGGAACTAAGTTGTATGACTGGTTACATAATATAGATGTAGAGTTAGATACTATCAGTACTACAGATACAGAAACCGTAGTCTGGTGTACGAATGAGACTAATAATAATACTACTTGCCATCGTGGTTATTCCGAATTTGGTACAGAAAGAGGTTATCCTGATGGTTTACAGATTCTCTTTCCTTCTAAGGAAATGCGTGATTGGACAAAGTTTTCTTGGAAGAAGGGCGATGTACTTGCTAATGGAGAGGGCGACTATTGTGTATTCAAAGAATTTGCTCATTCTTCATGCCAAACAAGTAAGGCTGTATTCGTTAAGCGTAACAAAGAGTCTATTCATTCTGACTCATGTCTTTTGGATACAAAGGATTGGCACAAAGCATCACATAGTTGTACCGCTACATACATCAATACCATTGAGAAAGAATTAAGTGGTAAGCTGAATATGGAGACCTTGGAGATAGAGAAGGCTCAGCCTGAGTTCAAGGATGGGGATATTGTTTGTATCTCTGGCATGGGGTATCTTACTTATGGTATAGTCAAAAGCATAGACAATTCATCTAAGAAGCTGGAATACTATGTGTTAAATGATATGAGTACTTTGAATTTTGAAGATTGGTTATCATTTGAAGACAAGCAGATACAGCCTATCACAGAGACTCAACAAATAATTCTCTTTGATGCCCTTGCAAAGGATGGCAAGGCTTGGGATGCTGAGAAGAAACAGATTGTGGATTTGAAGCCAAAGTGCGAGTTTAAGCCATTTGATAAAGTGTTGGGGCGAAATGAGAAAGATGATGTATGGGAAGCTGAACTCTTTTCTCATTATAAAGAAGAATCACAATATCCTTTTCGTTGTATCGGATTTAGTCGTAAGTATTGTATTCCTTACAACGAAAAGACAGCACATCTACTAGGAACGACTGATGAGTGAAAAGGAGGTGAGGGATGAAAGGATTATGTAGTTACTGCTCCAGATATTTTTTTTGTAGCAAAAGACCCAATCAAAATGAGGAGGATGTAATACTTTGTTCAAGCTTTACCCAGAATAATGATAACGAAGAAAACATTTGGGAGCAGAGAAGATATGAGATAGCAAAAGATGTTGCAGCAGGTCTTGTACAACGTCCTAACTCTACGTATGACAGTGTTGTTAATTCTGCCATCAAAATCGCAGATAAATTAATAGAACGTTTAAAGGAGAAGTAAGTTATGATAGACGATAAGAAAATAGAAGCTGCTGCTAATAAGCATATTGAGACAGAGTATGCTAGATACAATAGTGGCGAGGTTGAGGAAGAAATGATTTGTCTTAGGGGCAAAGATAGCTTCAAAGAAGGTGCTAAGTGGGCTATCGATGAGCTATTGAAGGGATTGTTTCACCCTGCTAGCGAAGTACCACGTAATGATAACGGAAAGGTTCTTGCGTTCTCAAAAGAATTCGGTAATAGAAAGCTCTACAATATGAACGATGAGCTTGATAAAACCACTTGCGATACATATCAAGAAATGTGGGAAGAGCAAGTCTATATGTTCAAATTGTCTGATTGGATATTCGTAGATGAGTTGTTTGACTTAATTAAGAAAGGAGGTAAGAATGGGTAAAGAATCCGTAATACAAAGCATGAAGGAAGATTTAGATTATCGTAATGCTTTCGGAAAATATATAAGTTCTTGCGAAGGCTATCTTTTAGCTATGCATGCACTGAGTGCGCCTTGTGTAGCAGAAGAATATGCTAAATGGAAATTAATGGATTTGGGGTTATTATGACAAGAGAAGAATTACAAAATAAACTTGGCGATGCTATCTGTGAGTATTGTAACAAGAACATTATCTCAGAATATAACATCGGCATAGGTGGGCTTTGCGAAGGTCAGTATTGTGAGGAAGCACAAGATGGCTACGCAGCAGAAAATAACATAGAGTTGGAGGATTAAATTATGGACAGAAATCAAGCTAAAGAATTTTATCCTATCTTGCAAGCTTTTGCAGAAGGAAGGGTGATTGAGTGTAGAACAAAACCAAGTGCCGTAAAAGGTACAGATGTTCCGAATGATTGGACGGAAATGAAAGAGATTAAGTTTTGGAATAATACAGAGTATCGTATCAAGCCAGAGCCTACCTACCGCCCTTTTGCCAATGTAGAAGAATGTTGGACTGAGATGAAGAAGCATCAGCCGTTCGGGTGGGTAAAAAGAAAGGGAAATGAACATTATTCATTAATCACGGATGTTGATGATATTAAATATGGAATATCATTAAACGAAAGAAGTGGATTTGATACGAATTATGTGCTGGTTAATTACATCTTTGCCGATGGGACTCCATTTGGCGTAGAAGTGGAGGAATAGTATGGCGTATTGTTTTTGTGATATTTGTGATTACAAGGATGAATGTAAACACTATCGAAAGGTAGTTGTTTGTCCTTATATAAAAACGGAAGAATAGCTTATGTATAGACCGATTACAATGTATCAGATTGTTTGCGATAGATGCGGAGAAGTGTTTGGCGGTACAGATACTAGCTCTGCACTATTCAGTAACAAAGAAGTTGACATTGGTGACTACTCTGATTGAGAAATGATAGATGGCAAGCACTATTGCCCTGATTGCTATGAAGTGGAGGTCATTGATGGAGTGTAATAATGTTAAAGCAAAGGAGAAATAGATATGGAAGTATTAAAAGACATAAGTCAGTTAACAAAAGGTTGCGGAGTGACATTTATCAAAAATGATAATTTCCACTTCTACGAGTACCTTATGGTACACCCTAATCGTGAGACCTATTATCTTTTTATAGATAACTGGACGCAAAACGTTGTACGAATACACGTCAGCGAACTCTTAAATGGAGATTACTATATAGGTGAATATGATACTGTTTTCGTTAATAGAAAGATGATAGAATTTTATAAACGTATGATTCAGTGTCACGAGAAGAGAATTAAAGAGAGTTTAAAGAAAAATAGTTATGGCAACCTATAGAATAGTAGATATGTATCGTAAAAGCAAGGCTGTTAAAGGCATACATTACGATTCTCTGGATAATCCAATCCTTGCTTATCGTGTAGATAAGAGACATTCATTGTTATTTGGACTTATCCATTATTGGGATTATGGTGCATATAACCTTTGCCCAGACTATTTGTTTTCTTCGATTGATAAAGCAGAAGAAGCTATATTGAAGGTAGATAAAAGTAAAAGAATAACAATTTTATATGAATAGCTTATGAAAATAAAAAACATAAAATTCAAGGCTAAGCAGCTCAACTCAGGAAAATGGTTTGAGGGCGATTTAGTACGTCTTGGGAATAGGGTATGTATAGGAGGAGACCATATAAAAGATGGTATAACTGACGTTGACCCTTCTACAGTCTGTATGTTCACAGGGTTGAAAGATTGTGAAGGAAATGAGACTTGGGAAGGTGATATTCTATAGGATGTTGATGATGACGATATTAAGTATGTTGTTATTTTCGATGTAGGCGCATTCCTTGCACGAAAGGAAGGTCTATATACAAGTATTCCTCTTCACGAATGTGTAGGTAGCTTGGGTAATGATGTAATAACTTATGCAAAAGTTGTTGGCAATAAATTCGATAAGAAGTAAGATAAAGCTATGGTAGATGTAAGTAATCAGCACTGGAACGAAGATGGAAGCATTACTATTATATTGAATAGTATAGAAGAAGTCGAAGAGTTCGTTGAGTGTATGAATATATGGAATAATAGAATGTATGAAGAATAAGATTTTAAACTTAATCAAGTCAGCCGTTTGGTTTGTCTTGTGTTTGTTTGTAGGAGCATTGATTTTTGAGGGTATTCGCTCTTTGGCTAATAGTAATGAACCTGCAAAGAAGATTGGTACATCAGTATTCACCGAGGAAGGACACGATTATCTAGTTGTGGACACGAAACATGGTGTTTGCGTTATCCACTCTGAGAGTTGTCCTTGTCGTAAAAATAAGTAGTTATGGACAAAACAAAATTACATGCATCATTACTCTTCCTGATGCTAAAACTGGAAGAGGCAAAGAGCAACCCGATGTCTGACAAGAACTTTGTTGCTGCATTGACGGAAGTGCTCAGATATTTCCGTGATAACGGAGAGTTGAAGAAAGCCTATGAAAGCCAAAAGGATTCATTGGCAGATATGGCAAATAGTTCTTGGGTAAAAGCACTAAAGGAATATGTTGCCTCCAAAAATCAAGATGACGGAGTTGATGTAAAGTTACCTGATATAGATGAACTTATTAAGAAACTAGCTTCTGATGAGTTCATCGAAAAGAAAATCAAAGATATTCTTGGAGATAATGATGTGGACGGAAAGGAGGAATAGCTTATGGCTGAATTGTTATTTGACATTTTTCTTTTTTCTTGTACGACTGCTATAGGATTTATAATAGGATATTATTCACGAAAGTAAAATAGCTTATGAAAATAGAAATTAAAAGAGTAACGGACTGGCAGCGTGTAGTGGATGCTGCTCGGTTCACACAAGGTAAGGAACCGCTGGGGCATGAGCCTAGCGATGAGTTCAAGAAACAGATGATTCTCAGCGAGCATTCACCGCTCAGGGAATTGGAGTTCGATATTAAGATGTATGGCATACCATACTGGGTGAGCAATCACTTTGTTCGCCATGTTCATGCTCAGCCATTCGTTTCCACATCTAGACCAGATATTACTGGCTCCAAGGTATCTCGTCACGATATGCGTCAGGATGATTTGGTCAACTTGCAACTATCCCTCAACGCTCAGGAGATTATCAATATCTCGAAGTTGAGACTCTGCAACAAGGCATCAAATGAGACAAGAGAGGTGTGGTACTTTGTTATTGATGAATTGGCACATATCGAACCTTTGCTTGCATCCGCTTGCGTTCCTCAATGTGTATATAGAGGTTTCTGCCCTGAGCCGAAATCATGCGGAAGAACTAAAAGCAACATATTTTCAGTCATAAGAAAATACTACAAAAATCTCGAAACATATTAAAGTAACCAATGAAATATCCAAAATTTAACGTCAATGAGTTTGTCGGTGGGCACTTCGAGTACACCACTCCCTGCCCATTCGGCATATACGGCAAGTACACCAACGAAATACTATATGTAGGTAGCCTTGCTTGCCAGCGATGCGAGCACTTCCGAGGTATCAACAAAGAAGATGGTATCGTATCTTGTGGAATCGAATAGTTTTAAGAGTGCAGCCTATCTGCATTCTTCTTAATAATTAATCAAATTTTATATATGAATACAAAGAAAATCTCAATCATTCAGCGTATCAAGGAAAAATTCCTTGGTAAGCAGTTCTTTATCGCAGTAATCGCTAACAAGGGAACCAGTTCCTACTTCGTCAACTCTACCATCTACCGCTCAGAGAAGGAGGTGAAGGCTTACAAGAAGTACATCACCACAGACGAGCGTATGAAACAGAGCTTCGATTTCGTAGGCTATTATGGTTTCCGTTCAAAGTTCGACTTCCGCATTCCTCTTAGCGGAAAGCCAGTATCAGTTGAAGAGGCAAAGAAACTGGCAGAGAAGTAGTATGGGAAAGTTGATAGACCTTACTGGACAGCGTTTCGGCAGATTACTCGTCTGCCGAAAATCTGATAAAGAGAACCACCAGCATGGTGCGTTCTGGATATGCAAATGTGATTGTGGCAGAGGTTGTACGGTTCTAGGTTCTGCTCTTCGTGACGGACGAACCAAATCATGTGGCTGTTACCGCTCAGAGCGAGCATCTGCCATCATCACCAAGTATGGCAACCGCAAGGGAAGACCCAAGCGGAAAGACAAAGTTAACGGATAATATCCATTTTATCACTTTTCATATTATATTTGCAACATGAAATTCAAGTATTTAATAGATAAAGTCAATGGTTTCAGGCACCGCAACGATTTTGTGGTACTGGACGGAAGAGTCAATTCGGTCACGCTCTCCAAGGGCATCTACGACCACATCATGCAGAAGGAGCGAACAGACAATTCCATCTTCGTGTTCAGGTTATCTGACCGAGGTACATACGGATTCTGCATGCGTGAGGACTGGGAAGAACTTCGTAAAGCCAACACCGCCTTCGCTCAGCTTCAATTCAATCAGAAGTATAAGAAGGTAGGTTTCAGAAGTGACTACCCTTCCATCACCGCCATCCTTGATGAGTACAACCTTCCTCTCAACAGAATGGTTCGCCTTACTTGCATCCCACGCAAGTCAGCCAAAGGCGAACCTTATTACGAAATCATGCGACCAAACTTAAATTCGAGCACATGGCAACAAGACAAGAAGTAATACTCAAAGGGCTTACCCACTCTCCATCCGACTACGATTGTCAGGATGGGGAGTTGGCAACCTGCCTCAACCTCATCAACGAGGATGGGGCACTCCACCCTATTCACCAGCCAGTAGTAGCCGAGCAGAACATCACGCTGGATGCAGGAGATACCATCGAACTGGTGCATAAGGTAACACATAATGAAACAATTCACTCCCACTACATCATCCGCAAATCAGACGATACTTGGTACTTGATGGAGAAAGATGGAGACGGAACCAAGAACACCATCGACTTAAACGGATTCCACGTCAATGCAGTTACAGCAGTTGGCAATATCTTATGTTTCATTGGTGACGAGAAGACAATGTACGCATATTGGAAAGGTAGCAACTACACAAGTTTCGACATTTCTTCACTTAGCTATAGTGCAACAATCACCAATGTTAAGTCTGAGAAATGTGATGTATCAACCAACCTTGGCGATGATTGGGATAATGCTTTTGAGACGAACAGACACTTTAATAATAACGTAGATACTTCTCTCAAAGGCGCATCTATCATATTCAACGCATTCGATGCACTTATCAACAAACGACTAAACGAAAAAGGCAAGGAATACTTCAAATATACGGTTTTTGGAGTATTGGCTATCAAGTTATATGATGGAACCTCACACATCAATATATCTAATCCATTCATTCTTGCACCTGAAACATCATTCAATAAGTTCATCTGGTATCAGGAAAAGAAATCTGTAGGAACAAGCACAAGCCTTCACACCCACACCATCAACGTTAGCATGGATATACCCAAAGGTTTGGAAGACCTCATTCTTGGTGTAGATGTTTACCTGTCCCAGCCTGAATCTTTTATTGATACAGAGAAAAGAACAAGAGGTATTTCACGATACAAATGTTTTCTTTGGAACAGCAAGATGGCATCAGGAGTTAATTGTGATGCCTTCCAATATCTGTCAGAGGAAGATGTTTACCAGTCGTTTGAAAACAAATCCTTATATCTTAGTACCAGTATCAACAAGGAAAAGCTAGGTACAGATATACAACTCAAACGAGTTTTACAGACAGAAGAAAGTATTTCTTTGGCAGACTTCAAGCGAGGCTCTTTTGGAGGAAAGTGTGCTATAACATACAACAACCGATTGCATATAGGAAACGTAAAGAATACCATATATAATGCTTTCGATACAGATATTTTCTCCAAGAGAAAAGTTTCAAATACACAACTATGCTTAAATGAGTATGTAGATGTTGCAGCAAGCAGTACCGCTACCACCAATTATATTTGTGATGCAGTCTTCAAGGTAAGCATCAGCGAAAATAGCATCAAGCGAGATATATACCATAAGGGCAAACTACAATATCCTATCAGCCCTATCTTGGCATATCCTAGTACGCTTGCCACGGCAATGACTATCTATTTCCACTTACCGAAGTATAACAAATATTACTCAAAGAGGATAAATCTGAAACCTTCCGAAACATTTGGAATGTCTTACTATATCAACATTAGTAAGAATCGTACTACTCCTACCGCAGTTGATAGACAATCTTCCAATTCTTTGGAAAATGAAGGATTTGGAGGAAGGGTTGATAAACCTACAGAGGAGGAAAAATCAGAGTTGTCTGATTACATGTACCTCTATCACGATGATGCTGGTCTTCCTGCTTTCATGCAAATATACCGCCACAAACTCCTAAAAAAAGATTCATCTAGCGGAACAACAAGAGCAGGAGGTTTTGAAGGTGGTAGTTTTGGAAATCAAAATGGAACGGTAATTTCATCTTCATATTATTGGGACAATACACCGATAGATACTGGTGACTTCATAGAGATAACCAAGGAAGAATACAATGCTGCTTTAAGTAATGTCGTGAGCCAGAAATATGTCACACAGCGCCCAAACATAATAAAAGTAAGTGAAGCTGAGAACCCACTTGTCTTCCCTGCCAAGAATAGTGTTCAGGTTGGCTCATCCATCGTTAGTGCAATGGCAGCAAATACCCGACCAATCAGCGAAGGTCAGTTTGGTGATGCCCCACTCTACGCTTTTACCGATGAAGGTGTTTGGGTATTGATGCTGGGAGAAGAAGGAACCTATATTGCCCGACAGCCAGCAAATAGAGATATTTGCTCCAACCCTAAGGGAATTTTGCAGATTGATGATGCCGTTCTGTTCCCTACCGAGCGAGGCATCATGATGCAGCGAGGGCGAGAATCTGAGTGCATTACCGATGTACTGGATGATTATCCTTTCGATTTTCTATCCATTTATTCACATTCAACAAAGGATAAGACCTATCCGAATAAACTCCTTGCACTAGGTAATATCCCTGAGTCAGATGTGAAGTATGTCCGTTTCCGTAAGTATCTCGAAGAAGCTGGCATGATTTACGACTATTACGATAGCCGCATCATCGTGTTCAATCCGAATTATACTTATGCTTACGTTTACTCTTTGAAAAGCAATATGTGGGGAACCATGCACAATGTCTTCAATAAGCGAGTAAACATATATCCTGAGTCATACGCTACAGACAAAGCAGGAAACATACTCGATGTGTATGTGAAGGAACCAACAGAGAATGTGCCATTCTTCCTTTGTAGCCGTCCTTTAACGCTTGGTCAGGATGCCTATAAGACCATGTTTGATTGCATCACAAGAGGATATATCAGCAGCGTTCAGGCAGGAAAGTGTGGAATGGTTCTGTTCGGAAGTAACAATTTAACTCATTGGTACTACGTTGGTTCCTCTGTAAATATGTATCTCAGAAACCTTGTAGGTTCTCCATACAAATATTTCAGGCTTGCGCTTATGGGCAACCTTGCCCAAAATGAATCTATCAGCGCATTATCTATAGATTTCCAACCAAGATTACAAAATAAACTCAGATAATTATGGCAGAATATACATTAACCGACTTCGATAAATACAAGGTTGAGCAAGGTGCATCCTTGGGAACGAAAATAGATGACAAGATAGTTCTATCCACATGTATCAACATTTATCCTTTAGGTACAAATATGTACATGGGATATGTGATATTCAACAACAACTTATACCAGTTGTTCTATTTCGACTCAGACGGAAATCTCTATAATCTGAATAAAACTAAAGTAGGTGTTGCCTATATTGCAGAATCCACCATCACAAAGACAACTGGCACGAAACTCGTCAGAGAAACTTCTTCCGATGGAACATCAAATGCTCGCCCATTCCCTAGATACGGAATAGCTACCGCATCAGAGACAGGTGGAACAGAGGAAAGCGGAAAAGAAGAGGAAATCTTCTCCATCGCTACGCTACAGCCTAGAGAAGAAGTAGCCGCAAGTTGCTTGCAGGCTATGCTACAAAAATATACGAATCCGCTCAATATAGACAACACCAAGATTAAGCAACTTGTAAGCAAGTCATTCTTGTTTGCTCAGGAGTTCATCAATCAGGCTGTTCTGTATCGTGAGAAGGAGACAACATCAGCAACCGTTGAGAACAACAAGTACGCATCAGTTGATTCTGATACTCTCAGCAGCGACACCGATAAACTGCTCTACAATATAGCTACGGCTATCAACAACTTTATCGCTCAGGATAAGAACCAGTATGCCGACCAGCAGAAGAACGGATTGAAGCTGGCTGCTACAGATGTTAATGTCAAGACTTTACCTGAGTCTATAAAGACGGTTGTAAGTGGTTCTGTCAGCGCATCAGTAAGCGGAAATATTGATGCTGCTGTTACTGGTTCAGTAACAACCAAGCAGGAGTCCACGTCTAGTGGAACATAAAAGTAGATAATATAACTTTTGTCATTCAATACAATAAAGGGTAGCAGTCCGTGATGGATAGCTACCCTTACTTTATCTTAGCCTTAAACGACTAATCATTTAAAATGGATGCAAAGCGATTCTTGCTCTACCAGCCGAGCGATTGCTAGCATCCTTAATCTTCTGTTTCTTATCCTCAGCCAGTGCCCAGAACCTATCAGCACCATCAGGATAAACAATCATTAACCACTCATATAAAGACTGGTTCACAATATAATCGTGAATGTATACCGTCATGGTATGCACACTTGTCTTCGAGAATCCACTTGGCATTCTCATGGCTAGATAATAGGCATCCTCATCATTTGTCGGGGAACCTATGCACTCTTCCCACTCATTGGAATCAAAGCCACCTCCAAGCATTTCCATCTTGGTATATCGGAAAAGCATTTCCTTGCAGTCTTCTACCGCAGAGTCAAGAATCCTTGCCAGTTTATCCCGATTGCCATCCTCGCCTACATCATAGATGTTATGAATCAGGTGTGAATCCTCTACAGAACTGGAGATTGAATCCGCATAGGCAGCAGCCGTATTCTTGATGTCAAACACCAGTTCCTTCTTCTGAAGCTCTATCATTACCTTGTAACCAAGATTACATGTTCTGCATTCTTTCATACTCACCTCCTTCCTTATTCGTTAGGAGCCGTTCTGCTTGGTCTCTCACGTCTATTGAAGGTCTCATGCAGATTCTTGATGGCTACAACAGACAATTCTGAATAAGTCTTCGACTCATTAGGATTGGTAATGATGAACCAATCCATCAAAGCCTTGTTGATAATGTAGTCATGGATAGAACTTGTAAGTGCATCCTTCAAGGCGAGCGGATAATTGGATGGAAGAGAGAGATTGATTGTAATATTTGTATTTCCATCAATTAACTCGTTAGATGCAGTTGTACCGCTATCGGTTCGTACCGATTCACTTAACTCCACAAGCAGTTGGCTATACGCATTCTGAATACTACGCAATGCCTGATTCTTGTCTTCATCATCATCACTTGCCTGAATATTGCTGGCAGCCTCAGCATCCATATCAGCAGCCCTTCTGCTACGCCCAGTAAGGAATGCTTTGTTCTGAAAGTCATAAATGAGTTCACTCATATACAAAGTTATCGCTAAATCTTTTCTTGCCATACTATGAAATTTTTGTTCGTGTTGGTTTCTTTTTGAAAAACGCTTTATCCTTGATGTCGAGCAATAATGCAGCAGCGTTATCTGCATATTCCTTCACCTTGTCGTTGGCGGTAATCTCACACCACTTCCCGATGATGCTGTTCACCAAGAATGAGTTGGCAGAGGACTTGATTGATTCGAGTAGGTTATCATCAAATCTGCTAGGCATTTCGAGTTGCCAAGTGATGGTTCCGTCTACTCCTGAGCCTCCTGAGATAAACCGTTTCAGCACGTTTCTCAGCGCATCCAGCGATTCATTGAAGAACCGCTCAATCATCGTCAAGTCTGCATCCGTCACAAATACTTGGTCAAATGCCGACTTTCCATCCTCCAGTTTATTCTTTGCGCCTATGTAGGCAGTAGTCTTCGCTACCTCCTCATACACGTCACTTTTCTTGATTGTCAATGTGGAATCTGCCATTCTTTATCTTTTTATAGAGTTTATAACCTAAAACGACTAACAAGACACAGAGTGCTCCAAATGACCAGATAGCGTATTTCAACTGAAACTGCTCCCATTTGGATAACTCCTTCTCTACTGGATAGGGCACTGGGATGGAATCTCTTTTCAGGAAGGAATCCACCTTCACCTTATACACATTTTTATAGATGGTCTTCTCATGCCATCGGTCAAGAAAGCAAGTATCTCCCTTCTGTCTGAGGAAGATTGAATCACGCACAAAAACGCTGTCAGAGGTATGCAGCGTATCGTGTTTTACTACGTCCCGACATATAACTTTTTCCATCGGGACGTATTTTGTCTTGCATCCCGACAGAAAAAAAGCCACCAGCAAGATGCCAATCACGTAGAGTGCTACTTGCCAAAAATCAGTATCGTACCATTTTACTTTCATAGGCTGCTAAACATTAAAGACCTTCTTTGCTCTTGTAAGGAACTTTCGTCTTGATTCCAAGCCGTTGGTTCCACCATTGATTGTCTTGGTAACAGCCAAGAAACTATCACTATCAGCCAGTTTGTTCAGGTCATGTTTCCACCACCACCACATAGCACTCTTCGTTGCTCCTAGCGGAAGCTCCAGCAACTGAGGGTTCTCCATGATGTCACCAGTACAATACTTGCTGTTCTGATAAGCCTGATAGTTGGCTCTGCCAGTAATCTGAATCAATCCCCTGCCACGATACTTGTAGCCGTCACCATCCTTCAAGTTGCCGAGCATGTTCTTCAACTTGCCCACATCATACCTGTGGAAGTAGTCCTTGTTGCCGAGTTCCTTGGTGTATCTCAGTTCACCACTTTCATGTGCAATTTGAGCCAAAAAGTGAGCCATTCGCTTAGGAGTATCAATATGGAACACCTCAGCATAGCCATTGATATAAGGTAGGAACGCATCCACCTTATTCTTCGCATTCGGCATAATCGCCAAAATCTGTTCTCTTGTTACCTTCATACTACTTGCCCTCCTTCATTTGCTTCAGCATACTTGCGAGTTCATCCTTCACCTTGCTCTCAAAGTTGCCTAGTTTTGTCTTGAAATAAACGTTTACCCCGAATATTGCTCCAGAGTAAACCAATGTCTGACTTACATACCAAAGCACACCATCAGACACCACATAATTGTTGAGAAAGAATGATAGGAAGGTGAGTACAATACCACTCACTAGCATTCCTATAGCTGCACCATATTGCAATCCTTCACGTACATTTGGAGTCATATCTTATATTTATATATTATTAATAATATGCAAAGATAAGAAATGATTCCCAATTAGTTACTTTATCCGTTTATTGTGTGCCATATTTTGCTCGTAGGATGCAAGCAATCAGGGTCTTGCAGATACTCGATAGCCATCAAAACCACCATTTCCTTCAACTCATCTGCATCTTTGCTATATCGCTCCAGCATCACATGATGGTCACTTCTCATCAGATTCATAGTTACCGCTAAGTCATGGATGGTATAGTCAGAAATATCATCCTGATGCTTGTCAAAGGCTTCTCTTATCTCATCATCCGAGAAGAAAGGAGCCGTATGCTTTGTTCCGTCCGCATCCTCATACCACATCTTGCTGATAGCATCATCGGCAAAGTGCTTATCGAAATGTTCTTCACTCAACACACCATACACCATCGCACAAAGATGATGCTCCTCCACATCGCTCAACTTGCATGAGAGATACTTGCCGACTGCCTTAGCTATAGCCAACATCTGTTCAGGAGCCATTTCCTGCTGATACTTTTCTACAAACTCTACGAAATTCATACCTATATAATTTAAAAGTTTATGATGCTGCAAAGATAGGCAAATCTTAAACGCAGCACCATAAACTCGTAGATATTTCTGTATCTATCTGAATGTCAGACAAATGCAGTTACGATAAAAACACCTCCTTTCTTTATTCGTCCTTAAATTTAGTTCTCTTCTCTCCACCCCTCGTCCAGATGTCGTTTTTCTTTCGTTTCGCCACCTTTCCGATAACGTCATTTTCGTAAAGTTCGGGCTTGTTTTCCCTACCTTGGGTCTCTGAAGCAACACCACCATTCGGGTTGCCACCTTGGCTGGCATCAGGTTTCCCATTTCCATACCATTTCTGATTATTCTCCTTGTCTGCTATCATAATTATAAATTATTGATTATACATTATTAATTATGCCGCCAATGGTGGGTTCTGTCCGTCAGGACTAACCCCCTGACCGCTCATCATCTGCTGCAACATCGCCTGAGCCTTCGGATTGCTCTGTGATGCCTGAGCAACTTGGGCTTGAAGCTGAGGAGAGAATCCTTGTGGAGTCTCACCATTCTGAATGGCTTGCTGGTTGGATGCAACCGATTGCAGCAACTCCTCGCCAAATGGGAAGTCACCAACTTGCAGCAACTGCTCCAGCGTAATAGCCTGATTCTGCCACAAGGTCATAAGGAACTCATTCGCCATCTGTCTGTATACTGGAGTAGCCGTACTTTCCGTGATGTTGATGTCAAACTCAACGTCTCGTATCTTCTTAGGGTCGTAGTGTACAATCTGTCCTGCCCTACCCACGATATTAAAGTTACGAGCCACGTCATAGTACTGCTGCATATTCTTTACGGTCTTGTATGCTCCATCAATGATAAACTGGCTGAAAGTCTCCAAAATATCAAGCAGAGACATGGTAGCATTCTGTGTCTGCTGGGCATAAAGCGAACCGCTCGTACCTGATACTCCTGGTTTACCTTGCAAGGCTCCGTTCACTCCCGATATATCCTCGAAGAACTTCAACTGATAGCTGAGCAAATCACCGATACCGATGTTCGTAGAGTTGTTCGCTACTTGCTGAGGAACCTGACCGCTCTTGTTTGGCTTGTATCTCACCACGCCATTGAATCTACTCCACTCATCGCAGAAATCATCCCAACTCATATCATCAGGCAGACAATCCTCAGGGCAGAGCAGTACACCCTTGGCACTCGCCCTCATGATGAAGTCATACATCGTGATAAGTCGGTTCACGTATCTCTGCTGGTCAATCACATCTTCCACGAAGCTGTGAATCTCACCATCAATGAATGGATAGAACTTGAAGCAGTATGGATGCTCACCATGAGCATAAGGGGTCTCGCCTTCTCTCAGAATATCACCGAAAGGAGAAAGGTAGTAGAAATGCCAGTAATCATCCATAAACCACTCGGCATCAATCAGAGGAATATCCTCTTCCAGCATACCAGCAGCCATACCTCGCCTGATTCTGTCTTTGTTCTCTGCATCTACAATATCAGCCTTATCCTCAATATCAATCTTGAAATCATCGCCATTGTTGTAGTCGTGACATCGGTACCTTGGCTTACTCTCCTTTCGCCAAACCTCAATCACTCGACAGAGCGAAGGGTTGGCAGGATTCATAAAGTCAATAGTCTTAGGGTCGAACTCACCGAATCGCTGAGTGCAGTCAGCAATCACGAAATCTCTGTTAGCCGCCAACCGGTATATCTCCTTCAACTTACGAGCCTCAGCAGGAGACTTGGCAAACTCTCTCAGAACATTACCAATGGTAATATCATGCACCTCACCCAAGCAACTCACGTCCCAACCACGGAAATCCCTCATATTGTTGTCTATGAAGAAATTGTTCGGGTTCACGTAGTCTGTCCAGCAATCCAGCCTACCTCTTCGCCATCCATACTTTTTCTTATAGATAGCAGCACCGCTTATCAGGAACTCTTCCATGGTTCGGGCATCCAGTTCCGTCTCTCGGTTCAGTTGTCGGTTACATTGCAGTACCACACTCATGGTCTCACCATATCGTTTCTCATCCTTATCTCTTGCATTGCACGTAGGTTCCTTGCTCTGTGAGCGGTACACACCCAGTACATTCTTCACCAATCTTCTGATAAGGTTGTTCTTCAATGGTTCGCTACCCTGCTCACGGATATAGTCTTCCTCCTTGATACGCTTTTTAAAGCCACACTTGCTTTTGAACTCAATGGTATCTCCCCACTGGTCTCCATAGCAATATCGCTTGTTTCTCTGTCTTCGCTTTCGGAAGTTATCCATGTTGTTGTAATATCGCTGAGCCTCCAGCAAGATAGAGAAGGCACGCTCGTATGGCTTGTCAAATCGGTTCTTGGATGCCTTCACGCTATCCAGTTCTTCCTTGTCAAGCACCCTGCTCAACGATAGCAGTTTGGTTTCTTCTTTCTTCTTCGCCATAGTTTATGATGTTTCTGTAGGTTCAACAATATGTGCCAGTTTTCTAGCCACTCCAAGGAATCCGCTTGCAGTATCAGTATCGCCAAGGCTGATACAAGTGAGATAGCCAGCCATGTATAAGATGGCATCTTTCAGGACGGAAGGCAGACTGATTTTCTGTTCGGTAGTGATAGATGGAACCTGAACGTAGATGAATGCCAATGTAGCATCCTGCTTTTTACTAGTATATAGTTCAATACTCTTGCCGTTAGCCGTATGCACGATAGCCGCAATCGGTCGCTCAGGATTTCCCCTGACACCATATTTGCAGTTCTGATACTTGTAGGCATCATCACTCTCTGAAATGATTTCGGCAGGACGGTTCCAGCCTTCTGCTTTCACAGAAAGGATTCTCAGCATATCGGTAGGCAAAACCATCTTACCCACGTAATAGCCGTTGCTATCCGTCCACGTTACAGCATTCGTACACGAAGCACCTTCCACCATATCCTCAGGAGCATCCGAAAGAATGATTCTTGCTGCATCTACGATTTTGCTCTCAATAAGTTCTGCTTGCGAGAGTGTATCAGAATCGCTAGGAGCCAGCAAGCCAGCAGACTCTTGGTTTCTATCCAAGAGCACCTTCACCTCTTTCACTAAATCAGATACAGCATATTCTACCATTACTCCAGTCCTTCTAGTTCAACACCCTTTTCTTTAGCAATCGCCAAGATGTCTTCCTTGGTCTTCATCTTGGAACGGCTCACACCATAGGTCTCAGCTAGATAGTCCTTGGCATCCTCAACATCTGTCACTACGTGGGTCTTCTTCTCGTCAGCCACTTTCTTCTTTGCCTTGGCAGCAGCCTTCTTCTTGGCTTCCGCAGCTTCCTTCTTCTCGTCAATACTCTCCACCAAGAAGAACTTGTCGTTGAACCAATAATGAGACTCGATAGCCTTCTGTACCTTTGGGTCTCTTGTCATATAGACGCTACAACCAACACTCTTGCCCTCAAAGATAATGCGCATCCGCTCGTCACCTACCATAACGCTGAATGCCAAATCTGTACCTGCTTGATATTTATTAAACATGATTATACCTTATTATATATATGTGTTACTAAAAAAGGGATGGGGCTAGTGCCCACACCCCTCACTATTTAATGAATAATTTGCAATTCTGCTTGCTGTTAGACAGTAGCCTTGGTTTCCTCGGTATCAGAAGTGTCATCTGTAGCAGGAACCGCAGCAAGGCGCATACGAGCATGTGCCTTAGGGTACTTCAAGTACAGACAAGCTACCTCCTGAATAACTACTGCATCGGTGTTACGGATGCCAGCCGCCTTCAAGTCGAGAACGTTTCGTGTCCAAGACAAGTGTACTCGCTTAACCAAGAACTCAGGGTCAAGGGCAAAGCCGCAGTCACTCATACCGAAGAGGTCGAACAACTCTGAGTGAATCATCAGCACCTCACCGAAGTCGGTCTCCCAACTCTTGAACTTCAACTTCCAAATATCAACGGTGTCCTTCAAGCGGAACTTGTCAGAATCAATCTTACTGAATGCGCTCACGAAGTCAGAACCTGCGATAATTACCTTGCGCTTGTTGCCGATACCAGTACCAACAAACAAATCCTTAGAAATGTCAACCAACTCCAAGTCGGTAATTACTCGCTCATTCTTGTTATATCCCTTCTTAATATCGTCAGCAGTAGCAACATGACCTACCTCAATATCCTTACCAGCCATCCACCAGATACCCTTGGTAAACCACTGGGCAGAACCATCCTTGATTTCGTGCTTGATGCAAGCCATATCACCGAAGAGATAAGTACCCTCCATAGCAAGACGCATATCATAGATGCTATCCTCCTCAATGTCTGAGAAATCCCAATCCACTCGCTTAGCAGCAATCTTATCGAAGGTGGTCTGCTCGACCTGAATCATGAAGTTCTGACAATACTGAACCTCATTAGAAGGAAGGTTGTTGAAACGACCCGTCTGAACGTCCATTTCGCCACAACTCTTTGCCATGCGGATAAGTTTCTGCCCCTTCTGCAAGGCAGGAATACCGATAGCCTGCTTATTGACCAACTTACCATTTACAGCATACACAATCGGATAACCTTCTGTGTTCTTACCGCAAACGCAGAGTTCCAAATCAGGAGTAGGAGCATCAGTAATGGTAGAATATGCAACACCCTTATAGTTGGTAATAGCCTTCACACCTACCACTCGGATGGTATCATCCAGCGTAAACATGGTAGGGTCTTCTACCTTCAATACCATAGATGTACCAGTACTCTTCACCGTTGCTTCCTTCACGGTTGTCTTGATAGGGCGTGTACCGATACTCCAATACTCAACAACAAACGAGTTGGCAGGCTTGGTTGTCGCATAGCGTGAAATCTGGTCAACTGGAGTAGCCATCGGGCGTATCTTGGTAATCTTCTCATCAATGTCGTTCAGGTAATACTCCGTGCCATTCTCGTTAAAATGCTCACGTCCCTGAGTCTCGCTCGCAATACCTTCACTCTGACGTCCAGCACCACCATTGCCAGCCTCACCAGCAGCAGGAGCACCACCAGCCTCAGCAGCAGAACCACTCTCGGTGCTACCGCCATCAGGCAGATTTGCCGCCTCAGCCATGATAACCTGACCATTCACTCCAAAAATAACTGCCATTACCATAATAAAGATGGAAAACAGCCGATTAAATGTACTTTTCTTCATTGTTATTCTGAATATTAATTAAACATTATATATTATCTTTTCACCTTGTCGAATTATCGAATGTGTGTTCTCTTCTCGTTGCCACGCTCCCAGACGTTACCCCTTCGTGATACCCTGCCAACAGCACCAAGGTCAGGCTGGTTATCTGTCTGCTTGGTTTCTGCATTGGCAGAATCAAGGTCAGCAGTACCATCGCCCTTCTTTCTCAGTTCAAGGTTCTTGACGTGCTTGCTGTTCTTGCCACGAACCTCACCTTCATGGGCAGCATCAGCCACATCAGTATCATGGTTCTTTGCCTTGATGAAAGCAGTAATCATTTCCTCGGTAAACTTGCCAGTCACCACATTGCGCATAGTCTGAAAGCACTGGTCGATGGCATCGTTCACAGCTTCCTCGCCATACTTTTCTTCCAACTTGTCGAACACCTCATAGCTGGAAGGCATGTTCTTGTCATACTCCTCCTGCAATTTCTTGCCGTTGGCAGCATTCTGCAAGAACTCCGACTGAGCCGATGCAATCTCATCCGCATTGTCAGGGTCTGAATAGTAGTCAATGGCATCCTCACCATGGGTACGAATCAACTCAGCGTAAGGACTCTTGCCAGCCTTCATCGCTTGCAGGAAGGTAGCCGCCTCAGGGTCACTACCCAGCCAATCGCCCATCGCCTTTTCGTTATCCTTGTAACCCTGCAAAGCCTTCTGGTCGGCATCATAATCATCATTGATGGCTCCATAGATAGACTCATCATCCGCATACTCAGTATTAGGATGGCGGGTCTTCAAACGCTCCAAAGCCAAGTCTCTCTTGGTCTTGGTGTCTTGCTGTTTTGCAGCACCAGCATTCTGCTCAATATTTGTATTTTCGTCCATATATATATGTGTAAATTTATAAATCAATGCCCAAAATTAATGCTTTTTCCCGATTTTCATCTTTTATCCGTTAATTTAGTCTAATCGGATGCGACTAATTCAATACTTTTTTGTATATTTGCAGTGTCAGATATGAAATATAAGGATTCACGATGCTATTTTATAGAGGAACGTGATGCTGATTTATTGAGGGCTTACAAAGAAATTATTAATGTAAGAGACAATATCAGACTCTCAGAGATTGAGGAAAAGCTAGCCCAATCTCCGAGCAGAAGATTTTGGGTTTCAGAAGACCGTGCTTATATAGTCATATTAGACTTACTGAAAGGAAAACCTCTTGATAATATGATACCTACCCGAAAGGAAATGTATCAGGAGATTTTCAGACGATTCCAGATTCATAAGAGTAATGAGCCATATCTCAGTAATATGGATATTATCAAACGTGTATGTGCTGAAAAAGCACCCAGTTTCTATTTGACTCCTCAAAGCATACACGTAATTCTTAGCAGGGTGAGAAAGGAGGAGAAGCAAAGATGCTACGAGAGACGAAAGAGAAGATTGCGCTTTATGCTGGATACATTATAATAATGTGTATCACTTTTCTTGGATATGATGGCATGGGTCTCTTTGACGATTGTTCTATTCAGAACCGACTAAGCTACCCTTTCTTTCATCAGAATATCTTTCATGCTGCCATCAACCTTTATGTTTTCCATCAATGCTACCGAGCCATCCCTTGCGGCATCGGTCACTTGGTGGCATTCTATCTCATAGCCATCAGCTATCCATTCACCTCATCCGTTCCAATCATCGGTCTAAGCGGATTTATCTATGCTTACATGGGCTTTATCGCCCCCTACGTGGAGAATAAGGTAAGATACAATCTCACCATTCTCCTATATATCTGTATTGGAATCTTCTTCCCTTGCATGGCAGTTGGAGTCCACATCTATTGCTATGTACTTGGTCTGTTGTGGGGTTATCTAAATGCACCGCTATGCCAAGACAAGTAACCGCCAAACTGACTGATGCACTCGATAAACACGTATTGGGCATCCTGAAGGAGAACGAAAAACGCATCAAGGAAATCAACACACCATTCAATCCTATCAAGGGTGAAGGTTGTGGAGATAAGCGATTCCTGCTCTTCCTTCCTGATTTCCCGATTCAGAGACAGCAGCTTCCAGTTTCGATGAAGAAGATTTCGCTCGTCAAGATGCTCATTGAGTTTGGTAGCTGCAAGGCGGTAATCGAGGAACTGCACAAGGATATAGAGGAACCATACAATCTAGAAGAGGAAATAGAACAACTGGTGGAGCAGTTTACTCGCATCAGGATGAAACACGACCCTTTCTTCTTCTTTGCTGCATTCATCTATATAAAACCAAAAAGTAGTGGTGTTCCTTTCTTATTCAAACTAAGAAGACCACAAAGAAGATTGCTCAGATGGTTGGAAGAGCGCAGAAAGAAGAATCGCCCTATCCGTCTCATCCTGCTGAAAGCAAGACAATGGGGAGGTTCTACGGTTATCCAGATGTACTTCCTTTGGTTACAGCTCATGTGGCAGAAAGGTCTCAACTCGCTTATTATCGCTCAGGTTAAGGACACAGCAGAAACCATCCGAGGTATGTTCGATGAGGCATTGAAGATGTTCCCAGTAAAGTTCCTTCATGAAATGGGAGAAGCTTATTCTGAGAACGAGCCTAAGTTTGTAGGTTTCGGTTCATCAGGTAACGTGAAGAAGGTTCCTCAGCGATTTTGCAAAATCAAGGTGGGTTCCATGCAAAAACCTACATCTGTAAATGGTGAAGATTACACGCTCATTCATTGCTCAGAAGTTGGGTTGTGGGAGAAAACAGAAGGTAAGTCTCCAGAGGAAGTTGTTCAGAATGCAACCAATGGTGTGCTCTACAGACCATACACCATGATAGTATATGAATCAACCGCCAATGGTACTGGAAACTTCTTCCATCAGGAGTGGCTGGCAGCAGAGAAAGGTGAATCTGTATTTGAGCCATTCTTCGTTCCTTGGTTTGAGATTTACGACCTCTACCATCTTGACTTCGAGAGCAAGAAACAGAAAGAGGAGTTCGCCAAATGGCTATACGAAAATAGAAACAACACCAACACGATGTCGAATCGTGAGGAGCCAGTAACTTATCTTTGGAAGTTGTGGCAGATGGGAGCACCTTTGGAAGCACTCAACTGGTATATCGTGGAGCGCAAGAAGTTCACTGACCACGGAGATATGGCTAGCGGATTCCCTTCTGACCCAGTAGAGGCCTTCAAACACTCAGGAGCCAAGGTATTTGCAGAAGAGAAGGTTGACCAGTTCACGAAAGGTTGCCGAGCACCTAAGTTCATCGGTGATGTTTATGGTGATGGTTACAAGGGTAAGAAGTGCCTACAGAATGTACGGTTCTCGGAAGACAAGACTGGGCAGTTATGGATATGGAGCAAGCCTGAGTACTTTGACGATTGCAAGGTAACCAACCGCTATCTGGTTGTTGTGGATATTGGTGGTAGAGGTAGCAAGGCAGACTGGTCTGTTATCTGTGTCTTCGACCGCTATTGGATGATGGAAGGTGGAAAACCATACGTGGTAGCCCAATGGTACGGACACATAGATATGGACTTGCTGGCATGGAAGGCTGCCCAGATAGCCAAGTACTACGACAATGCCCTGCTGGTGATTGAATCCAACACCTTGGAGACGAAAGACAAGGAGCACATCTTGGAAGGTGGTGACCAGTCTGAGTTCATCCTGAATCAAATCAAGGATGAGTACGATAATCTCTATGCTCGAAAGCAGAGCGAAGCAGACATCAAGGAAGGTCTTCCACGTAAGTACGGATTCCATACCAATGTAGCAACCAAGCCGATGGTTATCTCTGTACTGGTTCAGGTAGTCAGAGAACATCTATACGTTGAACGAGACCAGCGATGCCTTAACGAGTTCCTTACCTACGAGCGTAAGAAGAACGGAGCATACGGAGCCATCGACGGAAAGCACGATGATTTACTCATGACCAGAGCCATCGGACTCCACATCTGTTTCAACGAAATGGAAATGCCTAAGATGATTTCCATTCAGGCAAGAGTAATGAGAAGAAAGGTTTCTGTTTCGGCAGCAACCATCATATAGTTTCAAACAATTAATAATTACGATTATGAAAGTAACAAAGATTTTCAAGCGCATCAAGTACGAAATCATGTACCGCCAAGCTACGGCTAAGGCAGACTATGCATCCAAGAAGAACAATGGTGAAATCTTCTATGTCCTTCCTACGCATAAGGGCAACCTCATGATTATGAACCGCTCGCTCTTCGAGGCATTCAAGAAGACCAAACTGGTAGATAACGACATGAAGGTCAGAGACCTCTTCAAGGATTGTGTCTATCATACCAACTGCAAGAGTGAGAAGGGAAAGCGCAGCCGCAAGCGCAAATTCCTCCGCTGGAAGGGCTTAATCTAAAATTTTTCTGCCCTAAATAAACGGATAAAAGATAGGTGGAGAAAATTCTGCCTATCTTTGCCTATTATTAATAATGTGTACCAAATATGATTTATAAAATAGTACAAGGAAACAGCTTCAAACTCCACATCTTGGTGCGGAAGATGGACGTATCGAAAGAGTTCCAGCGACTCGTTGACTTCGATATGAATCTGGCTACCGACATCAGAGTTGAGTTATCAGGCTGTTTCTGCAATACAATTTCTGTTCCAGTACAAGTAGCAGGAATCCAAGGCAACGTACTGATATGCGACATTCCTTCCACTCTTGATTATGGCAACTACAACGTCAGGGTATCATGGAAGTATGAGGGCAGCGAAATGGTCAGCATCGAGCGCAACCTTCTGAGAATCGTAGAACACAACTCTATGAGTAATGTTCCTATCGGCATCACGGAAGGAGAACATACTGGCTTATTCAACCTTCGCTACTACATCGTGACCGAAAATCAGTCTACTTGCCCTATTTCTTTCATCGTTGATAACGCTAAGTTCAGCTATACCATCAATGGCGAAACTCAAATGGTGGAGAATCAAGAGAATTATGTGATTAACGGAACTATCAGCAACGGAAAGAAACTGGAAGCTCAGTTCATGCCTATAGAAGGTTTCAGTATCGGTCAGGTAAAGGTTATCATGGACGGAAAGGACGTTACTGATGAATATTACAACAGCAACACCCACAAGGTCTTCATACCAGCCGTATCAGGATATGTCACCATCACAGCAAGTGGAACCGTCAAGGCAAGCTATTATGGCGCATCATCAGCCAAGAATATGAGTGAGTTGAATATGGAAGACCTTACGCTTATGGAAGGCACTCTTGTCGGTCAGACTCTTACCATCACAACCACGGAAGAGAAACCATACATCTGGTTTGCAAGCCGCCAGCCACTTGTATTCAACCAATGCGGTTTCGAGGCATCCATGAACACCACAAAGCTAGGTGACCTCTACTACTATTGGTCAGACGAACTTGTAGCTGGAGACGATAACGAATATCAAATTAAACTAAAAGAATAATATGGCAGAAAAGAAAAAATACAACAGCATCCTCATCAGTGGGCGCAAAGACGAGACTCTGACATATTCTAAGTACGTCAAAGACGAGGAATCGGGAGAATCCGTAAAGGAATCGCTCGACAAGAAGGTCAATGTCACCGATGAGTTAACAACTCAGCAAATCAAGGATGGTGCTATCACCAACGAAAAAATGGCTGCTGGTTCTGTTGGTAACACCAATCTCCAAGATGGTTCTGTCAGCAACGAGAAACTGGAGGATGGAAGTATCACCAATGAGAAGTTGGCAGAGAACTCCATCACCAAAGACAAGTTGAAAGACAACACCATCGGTGTAGAGAAGTTAGACCCAGAGCTTCGTCAGACTATTAATGCAGCTACTGGTCTTCCTAAGGATTTGGTAGAAACCATTCAGAACGTAGATGATACACTGAAAGACCATCAGAGACAGCTAGATGATAAGCAATCGCAGATTGACGATAAACAGCAGCAAATCACCGCCAACGATGAAAACATTTCATTGTTGCAGACTCGCAGTACCCAGATGGAAAAAACCATCAAGTCTATAGCTGCTACTGGTGGTGCAAGTCAGGCTACAGCAGTTACTTACGATAATGAGAAGTCAAAACTAACCGCAGTCAATATCCAAAGTGCAGTAGATGAGGTCGTAGACAAGACAGCTATCAAGGATGAGGAAGGAATGGTAGTAGAAACTCCTTTCCGCTATATTCAGAACGAAGAGTTCATCTTTGCCAGGGTGGATTCAGAAGACAAACTTCTCTTCGGTTTTCAGTGGGATGGTACTCCAGTATTTGGCAAAACAAGTGCAGTAGAAGACAGATTGCAGTTCCAAGTAAATCTCTTGGCAGATAAGATTACCGCTATCTTGGGTGATGATGATACTACAAGTACTATTGACACATTGAAGGAGTTGAAGGACTTCTTTTCTAACATTGATAATACTCAGACTCTGACAAGCATCCTTGCAAACCTCAATAGTGTTAGCACTAAGTTAGGAGAAGACATCAAGAATCTTCAAGACACAAAGGTAGACAAAGAGGAAGGCAAATCACTCATCGAAAATGAAGTAAAAGAGTGCTTTAGAATAATTGAGAACGAAGAGTTCCTCAAAGCTATAGTGGATTCAGATGATAAGGTTCTGCTTGGTTTCTACAGAGCAACTGGCAAGCCATATTATCCTCTCAATGAAATGTATCACGTCATTCAGAACGAGGAATACTTTGCTGCATGGGTTACTACTGACGATAAAGTAGTACTTGGTCTTAGAAGAGACGGTGAAATCATTGGTGAAATACATGCTGTCAATGCCTTGAAGCGAGTTATCTCTCAGATTCAATCAGATATTACATCATTGCAGGAAAAGGTAGACACAATAGACACCAACCTCAAAGAACTTCTTGACGTTTTCTCTTTGCAGGAGAATCCTGAATATCTTGCAGTAGAGAAAGATGTAGATGGAAGGGTTCTTTCTGCTACTTATAATGATGGTGGTCACTATATTCATAATGCCAAGTCTGAAACTATCCCAACAGAATTTAAGCATATTGAAGACCCCGAAGGGAGAACTGAAATTACAACTGATGCAGATGATAAGGTAATGTCATATCGTGATTCAAGTGGCAAGAAACATGAGCATGATATGGAAGTTACTAACCTTGATGTATCAAATCTCAATCTCCAAGGCAATAGCGTAAACAATATACAAGATGCCTTAAAAGCAAATGGTTTTGAAATTAAGTCTCCAATAGATTGGAGTGAATACATTTCAAAAAATGGCGATTACCCTCTGAATATTCCAACTCCTCGCTGCGCCAGATTAAATATAATTTCAAATAGTGATTTGACCCAATTATCAAAACTGGGTTTATCAGGTGCTATAGAAGGTAAGAATTATAACATTCCTGCTGTCATTGAATTTTGGGACATGCAAGGTAATTATTTTAAGAAGAATGCTTACTTATCAGGACAAGGAAGTAGTTCTATGAAGTATATAAAGAAAAATATTGCTATTGATTTGTTCGATTCAGAGATTGGAGGTGAAAGTTTTTCTGTGAAGTTTGGAGAGTGGGTTCCTCAAGATTCATTCCATTTAAAAGCTTATTATACAGACCCATTTAGGGGAATAGGTGTAATTGGCTATTCTATATATAACGACATAGTAAAGACTAGAGGATTAGAAAAGGATTATGTTTGGAAAAGAGCCTTGCTTAATACAGATGCAATAACTCCTACTAACCCTATCGTAGATGGAAAGAAAGAAGTGCTATTATATACAGAAAGTGGTGCTCGTTGTTTCCCTGATGGTTTTCCTTGTATGGTTTTCCAAAATGGAGAATTTTGGGGGTTATATAGCTTTCAGTTAAAGAAGCATCGTAGTAATTATTGTCTAAATAAGAAAACGGCAGAACATATACATCTTGATGGAAATATTAGCGAAACATCATTGTTCAATGCTAATGGCGATAGTTCTTTGATTCAATGGAAAAACATTAACAAGGTTGGTTTTGAAATTAGGAATCCTAAGCCGTTGTATCTTATGGATGGAAGTGTATATGATGCAGACATTAATTCAGGAGAACTTATAGACGAAACATCTGAGTTTTATGATGAGTCAAAGCATAAGACTTGTGCGAAGGTTAAGAAATACATAATAGATTTTTCAAAGACACTAGCAACAATTAAGGCTGCTGAAGATGTATATTTAGGCAACAAGACTGATGAGAATCTCAAAGCTATAAAAGATACATTGGAGACTTATTTTGATAGCGAAAATCTTATTGATTATTTAATAACTTGCGATGTACTTAGAAATACTGATGGATTTGCTGATAACTGGCAATGGGTTACATATAATGGAGTAAAATGGTATGTATGTTTATATGACATAGACAACATTTTAGGTAATCAATGGGAACCAGTTCAGACTATAAGTCCTCCTTTGTATGGTAAGCATATTACTCAAATACTAACCAATACTTCTATGATGAAGTATATAACCACTTATTATACAAGTGAGTTGGAAGAAAGATATGCTTATTTGCGAAAAAATGGAATCATAGATGCAGAACGAATAATAACAAAGATAAGAGATTGGATGTTACGTTTTGGCGGTCAATATGCTTATGAACTTGAAGCTAATAAGTGGACTGATTTCGTTAAAAATGATAACATCTTTAGAGTTCATAAGTGGATAATTACCGAAATAAATAATTTGGATAAGGTATACCACTATAATTCAGAAGTTTAATATTTAAATATATTTAATTATGGGAAATTGTTTAGTAACAAAATTAAAGGCATCTGTTAATAACCCTGACCTTCCGAAACTTGGCTACATCGTAGCCAAAATGAAGAACACTTCAGGAGATTATGTAGATATCACTTATAAGGATGCTATTAGAGTGTTTATTGATGGAGACAATGGAAGTGGTCACATCAAGAATATAGCAGGAGCAACCTCTAGGGATAATAATAGGGATAATAGCTTTCAGAAATTCTCTGTCGGTGAATACTATGTTAATATAGAGAAAAGTACTCTATTTAAATTTTTTAGCCATTCTGCTGGTTATATGGACGTAGATTTGGAGCAGTTTAAATATTGCACAAATCTTGAAGAGTTGTATTTTGGTAGCCATTCTGACCCAAATGCTCCTTCATCCAAACCTAATCAGCGTGAATATTTTTGGAAAGGTGATATAGCTAATTTAGCCAATCTTACTAATCTGAAAGTCCTTAAGTGGACATGTAATGACATTCCTTACGAAAACCACAAAGTGTATGGTAATGTTGAATCTTTAAGCAATTTAACTAATCTTCGAACGCTTTACATAGGCGAGATGAAAGCTTTTACTGGTGATATAGTTAAGGCTTTCGGCAAGATGGTAAAACTTACAGATATAAGAATTGCTAATAATGCTTGTACAGGAGATACTATCGACCTTGTAGCAGCTTGGAGAAGTAATGGAAAAACAACTGGTGAGCTTGACTGGAACTACATGTTTGCTTCTACAGGTATTACCTTTGGTGGTAATAAATTTGGTAACGAGTTTGGTGTTGCCAAACTCTATTGGGAATCAGATTGGTGTGCTGTTGTTGCTTCTGCATACGTTAAATGTAGCAAGAACACCCCTTCGTCTAAGATAACAGAGTGGCAGAATGCTGGTAAGAGTGTTGAAGTTGTAGATAAAGCTTAAAATATAAGTAAATATGGAAAATAAAATTTTGACAAAACCTTTTAAGGTTATTTACAAAGGTAAGGAATTAGTTAAAGAATTAACTAAAGAACCTAATAATAACAAGGTTTATGTGGCAGTAGATGCCACCGCAGCAGAGTTTGACACATACTCAGAAGCCAAGGCTTATGTAGATGAGCATGGTCTTGTGTATGAGGAGCCAAAGTATGGGGAGTAAACCATTAAGATAAAGAAGAAGGGAGTGTTGTTTAGCACTCCCTTTTCTTGTATATCCTTTTCATTTTTTTTCTGTTCCTATTTTAACTTAGGTAGTTCATCATCATCTACAACACTAGGTAATTTGATAACCAAGCACTCTTTTCCTGACTTCTTTAAGCATAAACTACCAAAAGCTAGAAACGCAACATCAACAATAGGCAGGAATATACCCATAAGGATATAATCAGAAACTGGTGCGTCTATATTTATTGCCAAAGCAATAAATGCAGCATCAATGATTATACAACCAAGTGCTCCTATAATATAATATATTATTTTCTTCTTAATAAGTTTGAATGTTTTATTGGTGCAAAGATAACTAATTATTTCGGTTTGTCTCTATCGATTAACATTATTAACACTCGAAACATCAAAGAACTTCTCACAAAGACTCCCCATGATATAACATGGTTCTTCGCTCAACATATCTATTCCATCCTGCTCACAGATATGCGCTACAACATGAAGAAGCTCATGACCTATCGTGTTGATGATGCTGCCATCAGATTCACACTCACCAATGGCAAGCACACTCCTTCTTTCGGAAAGGTTGGAATAGGTAAGACCTCTGTCTGCACTATGCTTAGTCAAATGCTCGTAGGCTTCCGATAACGGATTTCCGTTGCAGCCAATATCTGAAAGAGCATGGCATATCTCATCGGCATCAGGTGGCTGATAACCTATGAAACATACTATGCTCCAATCGTACTTCGGAAGTTGTATTACTCTTCTCATCATAACACATCTTCCCAAGGAATAGGCACACCATTATGGCAGCAGTCTGCATAAAATCGGTTGAAGATGAAACCATCCTTCTGGTCGGCATCATCCACCATATCCTTGATAAACTGGGCTAGCTGCTCCTCATCCTTGATGGAAGACTTGTAGAAGTCTGCCCTCGCCATATTCGCCACATATACATGGTCGTAACCTATCTTATTCTTCACCTCAATTCCCTGACCAAGCAGAAGGGAATCAACCTTCTCCTTATCCCAAAACGAGACACTTACATCACGCTTGGAGGAAGGGTCATACTTGCACATCAGGCTCACCGCCCACTCGCACATCTTCTTGCTGAAATGATAGCCATTGTATCTGAGATAAGAAACCATTCCCTCAGGTTTGAGGTCATACATATCCAATGGCATTCTGCATTTTCCCATATTGCTGAATATTAAAGGGAGTCTGGTCACGACATAAATGTCGGTGCCAAAACTCCCAAGTTAAACACTAGCGACCGCCACCATTGTAGCCGCCACCACCTCTTTCACCATAGCGGTTCGGGTAGTTCCAATCATCATTGACGTTGTTGAATCTACGTCTGTTCTCACGCTCTTCACGTTCCTCACGCTCTCTTCTCCAATCGTCACGATAATCAGGCATACGCTCACCCATACGCTCCTGCTTCATCTTTTTTAGACAAGACATAGCCTTGCTGCCAAAATCAAGCATAGACTCGATGTTGTCATACAAATCATCGAACTTATCTTCTGTAATCTCAATCATTACCATAATCTTATGATTTTAAGTGAATAGATAGGAGATTACTTGCTCATGGTCTGCTGGAGCCATCCCATCATCTTGTCAATCTTGCCCTCAATGCCTGAAACCTTACCTTCCAGTTTATTGATTTTCTCGGTCTGTTCCTTATCCTTGGCTATCTGGGGGTTGAGTTGCTGTAGCATTCCCTCACAAGATTCTACTACCCTCTTGTTGTAATCTACGCTCTCCAGTATCGCCTTGGATTGTCTCAGCATGGCATCCACCTCTGCACTCATAGCATCCTTATTGTCGCTAACCACAAGGTTCTTGTCGTTGGCTATCTGTCCGTTTGCTGGCAGTTGCTTGAAATCCACTTCCTCGTCACCCAGCTTCACCTTCACGTCCACTACGGTCTCCATAGGCTGAGGAGTAAATCCGTTGTTAAAGGTAGGGTATTTCGTCTGAGGATTGCTTACTGAAACCACCTGACCGATTCGCAAGTTCGGGTTTTCGCCCTTGTCGAGCACATAGAATAAAGAATTAGTTCTTAAACCTTGAAACATAATATAATCTCCTATTATCTATTCTTGTTAAACAATACCCGACATCATCTGTAGGGTGTTAGTATCTCTCTCAAACCAAAACTGATAAACACCAGTTCCCTGCATGTCTGCAACCGTCAATGGTGCGCCATTATACTTGGTCACAGCCTGAGTACTTCCGTTGGTCTCGAAAAGGATAGGCAGCGTACCAGTCGTTCCAGTCGGAATAGCCTGCATCAGGTTTACGAAAATCGTACCTCTGTAGCTGGCATTCAGGAAGGCGTGGTTTTTGAACGAGAAAACAACATTGTTGGTGTTCACAACCACGCCCGTAGAAGCGATAGCTGCCGAACCATTACGATTCACCCTTGTATATGGTCTCAACCAAAACATAGCAGCCTCCTTTCCTTATTAACCCCAGAATCCTGCATTGTTTGCAGCGTTCAAACCATACAAGCCAGCCTGATAAGCCACGCAGTTAGGAACCGCAGTAAATGGGCTATAAGGAGTAGTCACGGTCTCAGGCAACTTACACTTGATACCAGCCACCTCGTTCTGCAAGCCAGCCAGTACCTGATTGATAGGAGCCACAGCCTGACCCACAATCTGAGAGGTCATAGCAGAAGACTTGAAGGTGCTGTTCTCTTCACGAAGAGCATCAATCTTGTTCTGTAACTCTCTCATTTCAGCTTGCTTTTGTCCGTCAACGATAGTCTGAGTACTATCCTTGATAGCGTTGTGCAAGTCACAAGTCTGTCTCTGAGTCTCGTAAGCTACATTGGCGAAACCACGCTCCTGACCAGTAGCTACATTGTTGATGGCAGTCTGCAAGGTTCCAGTCTGCTGACAGATAGCCAAGCGGTTCTCGCAGCAGCAGTTGGCAATCTGCTGAGCAATCTGCATATTACCCTGCTGCAAAGCATTGATAGTCTGCATACCGCTCATACCAACCTGATTACCTACACTCTGAACCTGAGAGGTCAAGGCAGAAATGGCACTCTGAATCTGACCTTCGGTGCAGTTCAACTGGGTAGCCAAATTGCTGAGTGCATTGCGGTTGCCACCGATGGCATCCATCAGGAGACCACGACCATAGTCATTGTTAATCTCGTTGGCGAGACCACCACGACCATTATTGCCGAAACCTCCCCAGCCGTTACCTCCCCAGCCCATGAGGAAGAAAAGGAAGATTACCCACATGAACCATCCACCTTCGCCACCGAAACCATTGTTTCCTTTCATGGCAAGGAGGACATTTGGGTCAACACCCTGCTTCTGGAGCAGAGGTGCAAGAAGACCGAGCATCCCATTGTTAGATGTAGAGCCTTCATTTCCGAATACATACGTTTTACTTTCCATATTATCCTGAATCTTTTGTTAAACATTAATTGATTAATACTACGTAACGTTACGAGCACAAAGTTACGAATAATATGGATAGATATAGATAAACTCGCAAAAGATTATATAAGTGCTTGATGAGCAAAGATTTATGGTTACGGAAAAGGTCATAAATATACAGGAGGGGCGATTGGGTCTCTCCTATATATAATAAGGTGTTGCTGTTGCTAGAGGTTTATGCCATACTTTCGTGATAGCTTGCGGAAGAATGCCTTCTTGTTGGCAAAGTATCGGATAAGCGACTTATTCCACTTCTTCTCATGCCCAAACTGGTCATGGATGCCTTCGGGTATCTTGCCATCGTGAACATACTTCTCGAATGATGAGATAGACTTGCCCATTTCGTGAGCACACCAGCCCTTGTTGGCTTGCGTATCATTCATCATGGCAGTAAGAAGTGCCACAAGTTCCATATCTCCTTCCGACAGACCGCAAGGGATAGGCTTTCCTTCCGCTTGGGCAACTGCTGATTCATGTGCCTTATCTGCGAGAGCACGAAGTCCAGCTTCGATGATGCTGTAATTTACTAATTGCGACATAAGCATATAAAATTAAAATGAGTGTAATCAGGAACATATCACAATAGTACATCTGATTCGTGATAACGATGGAACCATACATAATGTGTATTACATTGACTCCTGCAATATAGAGAATCGGGATTCGCCACTCTACACACAATCGGTGCAACACCTGACCCTTCCAAAGAGAAATCGGGTAAAGAATGTAAGTGATGAAGTAGAAGAACCAGATAGGTTCCTCATTCTCTTCGTACCATAGTGTTATCTCCATTTTGTTGTCATAGAACTGAGATATACCATACCATCTGAAAAGCATGACCAATATAGGCGCATACTTGAAATAGAGTAAATCCGTCTTAATCTTGCTGCGTTCGGGGAGAAGTTTTGTAATCTCTCCAATTAATTTCTTGACTCGTAGGTCTTCGTCTTCTTCTTGTCTCATAAGCCATTGTTTTTTAAAAGTTTATATGTTTGAGATTCTTTTGCTGATTTAATCAAAAATTCTTAGAGGTAGCAAATATAATAAGAAACTAGGGAACAGCTACATTTATACAAAACTTTAATAGTTAAACTTTATAAATACTTACAGATTGATAGATTTACACAAGAAATAGAGATAAAAAGTTTCAGATTGAAAGCAATTATCCCCCGAAAGCCCAACACTTTCAGGGGATAGTCATATATGTATTACTTCTCTGCCTTCGCCTTCTGGTTAGCTACAACTACCTTGTTAGCCTTCTCCAGCACGGCAAGAATCTTCTTTCTCAGTTCACGAATCTGTTTCATGTCCTCAGCGTTGTAGGCATCCTTGCCATCATCCAAGAAACCTTTCTTCAACTCGGATATTTCCTGCTTATCAATGAAAATCTCGTCAATGGCATCAATAGCAGCCTTATTGGTATTATAGTAGCCTTCGCTCTGGCTAGGAGCCGTATCAACCAAGAGGTCGTAGGAAGTCTTGAATCCGTTCAGTTTGGTGTAGAGTTGTTTCAGCTTCAAGTCCTCAAAATCATCCTTCGGAGTAGCGTGAGCCTTGTATATATCCTCGGCATTCAACTTGTGAGGTCTATACTCCTCCCCACTCTCCTCAGCACGTTCCTTCTTCTTGTCTTCCTCATACTTCTTCACCTTCACATCATCCTGCTTATACTGCTTATACTCATCAGAGCCGTAGAACCGCTCCAACATAGAGTAATCTCCATCCACCTTAGCTTGTTTCTTCAACTTGCTCAGGGTATTGGCTGCACGGTCGTGATTCTCCTTCATATCCCAGAACTCATCACCTTGTTTCTTAGTAACTGGTCTATCATCAGGATTGCTGACGAACTTGCTGAATAATGGAATATCAGCCACCTTGATTTCCTTCGGGTCGTTGAGTGACTTGGTAAGAACACCGAGCACCTGACTGCCCATGGTGTAAGCACCACCGAGATAAGAAGACAATACATGGTCAACCACGGCAGGGTTGTTCAGGTTGTATTTTGGGTCACCAAAAGCATCTATGCTATTCTGCTGCACATCAGGATAGTCGTTTCCGATTGAGTTAACCATCTTAGATGCACGAACCAACCAATCAGGAGTGCCCACGTATGCCTTGGTAAAGTTCGGGTCGTACTTATTGTACTCTGTCTCCTTGAATAATGGCTTGCCAGTGAAGTCCACATTGAAAGCCAACTCAAAGACTGGGCGAATAGCATTCGGCATCAGACTGACAGCAATATTGCCATCATATCCAGTTGGGTCGAGCGGAAGCATATCCACCACCTGACCGAGCAAGTCTTCTGCATACTGGCTCCAACTCTCCTCAGCCAACTCGCCACCCATCATCTTGGATGCAATCATATCACCTATTCCATAAAAGGCACGGAACTCCTGAGCAAGCGGAATCTTTATATACTCATGAGTGAACGGAACCCACATGATAACGTTGTTTCGTCTATCCCACTTGGTGAACTGCCAGTACTTATCCTTATCATCATCACCGCCCAACAGACTCATCAGGGCAGCGTTAACGATAGGAACCAGCACGCCACTCGCCAACCACGATGCAGTAACAGCCGTAAACTTGAAAGGATGATGCTTAACAAGCGCACCCAAGGTCTGCAAACTCTGTACTGCTGGGTTGATAAAGAGATAGAGATTTCTAATCATCTGCCAGCCGTATTCGCCAGTACCCTTGCGGTTGAAGTTCAGGGTCACGTCCTTGGCATCATTCACAGCCTCATCAATGGAACGTCCATACTGAATAGAGGTCATGTAAACCGCAAATCGGTTACTATCCTCGATTGCTCTGTTCAGGAACTCAATGCCATCCATGATGGTGTGCCCTACCTTTACTGGGTTCGTCTTCCATCTATCCAAATCCTTCAAGTCATTCTTGAATTTCTTCTTCAAGTCTTCCACGTCAAGCGAAGATACAAATCCAGTCTCGCCACCATTCATCATGAAGTCATAGAACATCTGTTCCTTTGGAGTAGCGTTTCCGTTGTTTACCTTATCTCTCAACTTGCCGTTCTGATAGTCTCTCAGCATGAATCCGAGATTCCAAGAGGTAGCAAGATTCTTTCTGAGCAGATAGTTGTACTTTGCATCCTCACGAATAGCGGTAGATGCCAGCGTCATGGTCAGGTCTCGGAAGTAGTTGGAAGGGATGAAGAGAGGTGAAAGACTGGTATAGGCAGCAGCCATCTTTCTGCCCAACCAAGCAGCAGCCCTATCCAGTTTTCCGCTCTGAATCTCTCTTACTCGGTGTGCTCTGGTATTGTTCATCGCCTGAGCCAACTGAGGGTCACCATTCACGTAGATAACGTACTCCTCGCCATCCTTCATCACTCTTACCTCATGTTCTCTCTCCTCGCTGTGAGTCTGAGGATAGGCTATGTTCAGTCCGTCTCTCTTCTGAGTAGCATCGCCAGTCTGAGCCATCTGCTCCATCTTCTTCTCAAAAGCATCAATAGCAGCCTTCACCTGATTGCTATCCATCTGAGAAGTAATCTGAGGTGTAGCAGGAATCCACTCCTCGTTGCCGTTATCATCCACACTCTTCACGTACCAAGCCTTGCTCAGGGTAAGAAGAGAGGTAGGATGATTCTGAGCCAAAAGCATCAGGTGTTGTTTCACCCAGTTCTTGTTGTTCAGCAGGATTCCGCTCTCTGCCATATTCTCGATGTATGCGATAGGGTCATCAGCGATAGAGGTTCGTCCATGTGCCTTCTTCAAGGTCTGATTGAAAGCACCCTTGCCACCACCGATATAGTCCCATACTTGGTCGGCAGTAGTGCCATCCCAACCACGGAGAGGAATATAATAGCTATACATATCACGCACATACTGATAAGTATCTTTGCTCATCATGCCAGCCTTGTAGCCATCACGGAGAATCTTCTTGGTAGCCGCATTCGTTGCGTCCCAGAGGTTGTGAGTCTCGGTTACATACTTACTCTCAATATCCTTTACCAGTTTGTGGGCAGCTTCCTCAAAGTCTGAGCCGTCAAAGATAGCAGACAAGCCTGAGTAATCGTAGGCGATACCCATCTTATCATAACGATAGTTCATATAGGATGGAGAGTATTTCGCTCTGAGTGCATTGTCTCTCTGTCTCCAAGTAGTGAAGTCTACTCTGCCAAACTCCAAGTCGCTATCATTAATGATACGGTTCATATCACCCTTGTAAGCCTTGTATGCAGCACTTCTCTGAGCCACGTCCTCATAGTCAGCTTCCAGAGACTTCTTGAATGCCATCTGAGCATCACGCTCCAAGCCATGCTTAGCCATCATGTAGATACGTACATTATCATAGCTATCACCCAGTACCTTCTTCATCTGATGATAAGCCTTTCTAAGTGGCTGCAAGAACTCATTGTTGTACTCCTCAAACTCGTTCTTTCCCTTGCCGTGACTGCGGTTCTCGGCAGTATAGGCATCCTCAGCCATGTTCAGGCGGTCAACACCCACTTTCTTCATGATAGTTTCCTGAGCCTTACGGATAGCCAGCATACTATCTTGGAAGGCGATACGTTTGAGAACAGAACCACGCTGCAACTCTCGGTTGAACTCTCCAAGGGCAGTATCATCACTCAAAAGATGCTGCTCGTAGGTTGGAGCAGTCTTCCAAAGAGCCATCTGCTTGCGGTACTCGTCTACTCTCCTCAGGAAGTCAACAGCACTCTCACCAGCGTTGCGTTGTGGGATGGTTGGCCTCTGTGCATCCTTAGGCAGATTATTATCCTTCTTCCACTGGTTCAGGTCATGCTCAAACTGGTCATAGCGCAAGGAGAACTTGGTATTGCCATCCTCAGGAGTAGTTGGGCGCAAGGTGTTCTGCAAGAGAGGAGCAATAACATGTTCCGTCAACTGGGTAGGGATTCCGTTGCCGATGATGGTATGGCTCAGATTCTCGGAGAATGGCATCTTGTAATCATCGCTCACTCCTGATACTCTAGCGAGCACTCTACCCATGGCACGATATACCTTGCCATCAGGCATCACAATCACGTCACCACTCTTGGTTCGGAGTGTAGGCAGCAGTTCATCAGCGAAGGCATGAGGAACCTTGCCGTCAGCATAGGCACTACCCATCACATACAATGGCTTGTCAATGTTTCTCCAGTCAATTCCATCAGCCTTCAAGCGAATATCCATCCAAGGAGCCACACCATTCTTCTTCTCAGTCAGGGTCGGGATAATATCAGCCACAGCTTCATACCATCCGCTCTTGTGTTCCATCTTCTTTGGCTTTTCAGGGAGTTTGCCATCACGAACCGCACGGACAATCAATCTCTCTCGGTTGGTGTAGCCGCCATAGTCAGCAGCGTTATACACATCTGCATCCCAAGTATAGCCGTTGGCATCCAGTGCATCGGTGATAGTCTTCATCGCATCTGAATCCTTGTAGCCCTTCACATTCTCAATAGTAACCACCTTTGGATTAACGGCATTGATGAACTCGGCAGTACTAGCAGCAGTCTCCTTATCAAGTTCCACCTCAGCATGGTTACTCTTCGCCTGAGAGTAGTTCTTGCAGACTGGGCTGGCATGGAAGTACTCCACCTCGCCATCTATCTGCTTCACCAACTCCTTAGGGTCAACATCACGAACATCAGCAGTAACGATGTGCTGACCGAAGTTATTGCGATATACACCGCTTATTTTCTCATCATACTCAACTGCCACAACTGGGTCGATGATACCCTTCAAGCCTTCCTCAACAAGACCGCCACCGCTAAAGTAGGTTCCAGCCTTAATGAGTGTGCCATCAAGGTTCTTCAAAGAAAACTTAGGGTCACGCTCTATAGTTTCTGCAATATGTATAGCCTTCTTGTTGGCTTGTTTCCATCCCTCAGGCTTCGCCATCATAGATTTCAGAGAGAAACGAATATCATTGTTGTCGGCAGAGAAATCGCCATTGTTATTCTCGGCAGACTTGATTTGGTTGGCATCCAGAGCACAATAGGAAATCTTGGTAGGCTCATAACTATCATCCACCTCTTCAACAAAGATGGCTCCATCATAGCCTTTCTCCTTAATCTTGTCAGCCATGCCCTCTTCATCCATGATACCCCAAAGATTGTCCTGAGTGTCCATTCCCACCATGTACTCCCAGCCAGTCACATCTTCATAGATTCTATCATAGTCTTCTCCAGTCAAATCCATCGGTCTTCGGATATTAAGGAAGCAAGGAACCACGTTAGCCTTGCCGCCACGATGTCTAGACGAATTGGATGCAAACTCCTCAGCCAAGCCCTTATCAGGAGAGAAGAAGAATCCCTCAGCCTTCACCTTGTCTTCAAGCCCCATGATAAAGCGGACACCTTCCTTCTTCTCAAAGGTGTTGAACTCTGCACTTCTGCCATGCCAAACCACCATAGGTTCGCCATTCTCATCTACCACCTTGGAGGCATTCTCAGGGTCATTCTCCCAATCACCGAACCAGTTCTTAAAGTTGGCAGTACGGACGGTTGCCCATTGTTCTGCATCCAGTTTGGTCTTCTCACCATTAGGAGCCGTCATATAGGTTCCATTTGCCTTGGCATCTGCCACAATCTTCTCCTTCTCTGCTTTCAGAGAGAATCGGATATTGTCGCTACTATTGATAGCCTCATTGAAGGCACGACTGCGGTCACCTTCCTTATTCGGGTCGTAGTCATACATTGGTAAGCCAGCATTCTCTATACCCTTACGTACATCTTCGCCCAAGTTATCAGGAACCACGACAGCAGCAAACTCGTTTAGACGGAGAGGTCTGTTGTACTTAGTCTCAAAGTACGCACTCTTCAACTCTGTCTGTACTGCATTCTTCAAGGCATCCAGTTTCTTCATGAAGGTAGGAGTAAGGGTAATGCCATATTCTTTCTTGGCATACTTCTTAGGGTCAGACTGCAATACAATATCATGAAGTCTCTGCTCACCATAGAACACATCATTATACAAGAACTTGGCAAGGTCATAATAAACCTCACTCCATTTCTCGTAAAATTCTTCCTTATCCTTATTAGAAGACAACTTATCCTTGTTGGCACGCATTTCGTCTGTAGAATCAACACGACTAGCCAACTTTGCGATAAAGCTACCAAACGAGGTATATTCGCTTCCATTGGTCTGCCCATCTGCTTCTTCCCTCATAGCCTTTGAAACATTTTCAAGAGTCTCAGGCACATACTTTCGGGAACCATCCCTAGTATAGCCACGGAAGATACGGTTCTTCGTTCCGAACTCATCCAGTTTGTTCTCCTGCCATCTGATGTAATCATCATAAAGACCATTCTTGTTGACGTAATTACTAGCCTTCACCTTAGACAGATAGAAGTCATACTTCTTGGTATCGTTATGCTCCTTCACAATATCCTCAACAACCTTCTTCACATCTTTTTTTCTTGGACTTCCGTCCTTGTTAAGCAAGGTTGATTTATAGTCACGCTCAAAGATTTCCTTAGTCTGTTTTCTTACTTGTGGATTGATAGGGATAGCCTTAACGCCAGTCTCCTTATACATCTTTCTTCTTACCTCCAAAGAAACCTTTTCCCAAGTAGGGTAAATGATGGCATGCTTAGCCAGACTTGTAACCTTTTCATTTAGTTCAGGGTCATTCTGCATACTGCTCAGAATATCCTCGGCAGTAGGATGGTCATTGATAATCTCTTTCCAGCGATAATCAACATTAGAATCATACGCTTTAATATCAATACCCTTTTCTTTAAGATACATCAACTCCCAAGCAGGAACACCATTGTCTTCCAATACATCTTTGGTCTGTCTCTTAATCTCTGCCTTAGCAGCACTAGGGTATTCAAGGCTGTCAACCCAGTCTTCAAACTTCTGACTGCCCTTTTCGCTCATTTGCCGCTCTACGGAAGGATAACGCTGAGTATAGGCATCAGTTATCCATGTACCACCAGTCTTACCAGTACGCTTATCCAAAAGGGCAGAAGGAGCGATGAAGGAAATCTCTCCAAAGTTGTTGTGACCACTCTTGTTGGTATCAATAACAGCCAAAGAAGGATTGGCAAAGCCACCCAGTTTCAAAGCCTTTCTCAGCTTCTCCTCAGTAATGTTATGCACTCCTGCAAGAGTTTTTTCATCCTTCAACGAAAACTTTTCGCCATTTTTCTTGGTAGTTTCAGAAGAATTGTCTATCTTTGCAGCAGAGCTGAGCGAAGGAGTGGAAAGGCTTTCCACCTTATCATCTTTAGGAGTTAACATAATGAGTTCGCCGCCATTTCGTTCAGCTTGTCTTTTTATTCTCCCAAGATTTCTTTCATCAAGTGTATACCAACCAACAACTTCTACATTATCCTTGTTATCGTTTACTTCCAACACGGTGATAGGACTTTTTTCATCCAACTTGATTGCAACCCAATGGTTAGGCTTCTTTGTTGGCTGTGTATGCCCTACCAAATCTGTATTGTATAAAGCATCATTCAATACCTTTTTGCTTTCAGCAGGAGTAAACTTGTGAGCATTCCAATTCTTCTCAAAAATATTCTTCTTGATAACAATAGGCTTTCCGTTTGCTCCTATTGCAGCATCCACATTCTTTGGTATAGCAGGAAGCTCTACATTACGAAAGGCACTAGTGAAGTCTTCATCCGTCAATTCATCAACGGACTTAATCTTATCCAGCTTTAAAGTACCATCCTGATTCAGAGGATTCCCCTGATTATCCTTCAATGAGAAATTAGTAGAACTCATGCCATCAATGAGGTTATCAACCATACCATAGCTATCAGCTACCGCCTTCTTCAAAGCAGTAGGAACCTCGGCAGGAACATCTTCCTTTCTTCTCATTCGTCTTACCACATAATCTATAGCTTGGGCAGCATCAGAAGAAAAGATGCCAGTCTTGTAGTTGTATGACTGGGCATTGTTCATACCATAACCAACATCATGTGTCTCATGTGGGAGATTCTGCAATTCGGTCAGCACCTCTACAGCCTTGGCATTGTCGGCAATATCCTTCATGTTGCCAATGGCAGCACTAACAATCTGGTCAGCCTCATCATCAAGCAACCCCTGCTTTGTAGCCGAAGACTTCACTTCATTGTCCGAGATATTAGGATATACCTCAGTAGGATGAGCCACACGACCATCAGGCAAAGTGATATAGTATCTTAGTGGACGATTGGTTATATCGCTCACAACATAGCTATCAGCAGTAGGTTCATACACTCTCTTCTCCTTGCCGCCAGCAGTCTCTTCGATGTGATAAGGAACACCATTCACCTTATAGGCATCCTTCAATGTAGAAAGGACTTCCTTCTTCTCTTCATCGCTGAGTTCCTTGCCAGCTTCAAAGCGGACTGGTTTTGACTTCAATGAGAACTTTACTTTAGCATAGTCTGCAAATGGCTTTAGCTTACGTTTGCTCGTATCAAGCCACTTGTCGAACTCATCCTTACTTGCTCCAGTAATATTTCCAAGACCTTGCCAACCATCGCTATAGTTGGCGAGATAAGCCTTTTTAGCATCATCCATGGAATCATAGCCGTACATCACCTTATGCTCATCAAACGAGCCATCAGGATTCACTTGGTCAACGACAAACACATCACCATTCCAATTATCAAGGTCTGCCTTGTCATTGATAAACATATCCAAATGGTCACCATCCTTGCCAAACTTGCCACGGATATAGCCGTAGGTATCGTGCATAGTAACTTTCCATTCTTTACCATCGGAATCCTTGCCTGAGCGAGTTGAACCCTTTGGATTTTCTATAGTGTAATCGTAGCCACCGAACTTAATGTGTCCTTTCTTATAATTGCCACTCTCCTTCTGTGCATCAGATGGGTTGGTTTCTGTTTCCTCAATAGCAGACTTCAAACGGAGAGAGAACTTGGTGTGCTCTATAATTCTCATATCCTCAGGCTTGAAGATAACATAGTTGGTATCATTTTCCTCAGCACCACCCATGATGGTTCCAGCAGGATATTTGATACCAGTAAAACCAAGAGAGGAAAGGAACTTACTTACATCCTTTGGCTTGTAATGCATCATCGTTGGAAGAACCGCAGCATATACATTTTTAAAAGGTAAATCCAGTTTGAATCCTCTCTTCTCAAAAGATGAAATATCAACACCATTCTTAGCCAAAGCATCACGAATAGCATTTATTTGTTTCTCTGTCAAAGTCTTCTCCCATTCCAGATAGTTGCTGCCATTATCCTCAGGTATATCAACCTCATAGAGATTACGCTTGCCATCATTAACAGACTTCCAATCAGATGGTTTTGTACTTTCAAACCATTCCAACATCTGTTTCTTCCGAGCATTATCCTTGTCGGCATTATAACCATTCAGCAAGAACTCCTTAACATCATCATAATCTCTCTGACCACCATTAAACAAGCCAGCAACTACATCTGTATATTCATGAGCGTTATTACCAACATATTCTACATCTTGATGAGGAGCATTGGCATCTACTATGTTAGCATAACTCTTGCCAATCTTCTTAGATGAAGTGACATAGCCACCCCAACCGAATACTTGGGAGCCAGCACCCTCGCCCATGTGGTCGAAGTCAAACTCTGTGAAGTCAGCACCGCTACCATGATACACCTTCAACGAGAACTTAGGAGCATCAGCTATCTCCTGATTGATGCTGTTCACAACATCATCAGTAACAATATCGCCCTCCTGAATCTGCTGAGGTTCACGACCAGCATTCTTTACAAGTTCCGCTTGCTCTGCTCTGGTTAAGATACGGTTCACCTTCATCGCACCAGTAATCACCCAAGGGTCAGTCTCAGGGTTCGGATTGGTACGATACATATAATAGCCATCAGTAGGCAGATGTTTCAAGCCAGCGAGCGAATGCTGATACTTGCCCGATGGATTGATACCCTCTTGGCGAGCTTCATCCTGATAATCTACGTCAGCAGCATACTCCACCTCAGCGAAGACGAAGTTCTTAGGGAATAGAGTCTTGTTTCCCTCAGCATCCTTGCGGTTGAACTGGATAGCGTAAGGCACTACACCAAGATGCCAGCCTGGTCTATAGGCTAGCTTACCGCTACCTCCTTGTGTTCCCTTGCCGCCCTGCTTAACCTGAGGTCTGCCAGTCTTGCTTTCTCCTGCAATAGGAGCCGCATCAGCATCGAGCCATACACCAACTGGAGTAGCAGCACCATCAGGGTTCGCTACCATAGGTGGATAGAGTTTGCCATCCTTCAAGACGAATACCTTGTAGCCGATACCCTTCTTCTTAGGCTCAGGCTTTTGACGGAGAGAGAACGAAACATCTTCGCCAGTCTCAGAGTTTGTCACCTGACCATTGGCAGTCTTCACGTAGGCTTGTTCGATAGAGCGAATGATGTTCTTGGTTACATCGCTATACTCAGTACCAAAGAATGCCAACTTAATCTTCTGCAATATCTCATGGATAGCAGCGAGAAGAGGATGAGACATCTTCATAGCAAGAGTGTGAGCCAAGTTAAGGTCACGAATCATTTCACCTACTGCATCAGCAACCACCTCCTCAGCATAGTAATCTCTAGCACGTCCAGAGAATCCAGCATCAGAATATCTCTGCATGGTCTCATCCACCGCCTTGTCGAAGGCATCAGAGCCATAGGTTTCGAGCACAAGCTGGGTCAACTCATTGTATGCAGCAGGGTTCAGGTTCTTGATTTGGTGGGTCATTTCGTGACCGAATATAAACTGAGCACCTTCCTTGATAGAAGAGTCAAGAGTGATGAAGATTGTACGATGAACGTTGCCATCAGCATCCTTGGTTTCCTGAATCCAGCCGTTGCCCAACTTGTCAGAGTACTGCCATTGAATGTTAGCACCCATCATCTTAGCCAGTCTCTCGAAAGCCTTGCGAGTCTTCTCGCCCACGATATTGTCAACGACCTTCATATCATCCACCTTATTCTTCTCTACATCAGCAGCACGCTCGGCAGTTGTCTGCTGCTTGCCATTCTCCTTGGCAGAGAAAGGAAGGTCTTCCTCAGACTTCTGCTCACCGAACACTTTATCCTGTTCCTCAACCTTCTTGTCAACAAACTCTTTGAACTCTCTAGCAGTATCGGCATCATAGAACGTTGCACCTTCTGTGATTTCGCTATCTATATTAGAAGAGTGTTTAGGGTCACGTCCTGCATTGAACTCCTCTTGCAGTTTCAAAAGTTGGTCAAAGTCTTGCACGTTGTCAGGGAAATAAACTACCTGATTAATATTCTCGCCCTCATCAGGAACAAGAGTGCTAACACCAAAGCCATCTTTGCACATCAAGAACAAATCAGCGTAGCTATTTGACTTAGATGTAGGGTCTATCTCTAAGCCTTGTTCCTTTGCCCATTCTGCAAGTTCTACGACATATTTATTGATAGGTTCACCTTCCTTGTCAACAGCAGGGAAACCTAACTTCTCGCCATCTTCCTTAGCTTTCTGCTGTTCAGGAGTGAGAGTATTTATATTATCATTTATATTGTCATTTATCTTCTCATTATCCGATTCATTATCCAACTTCGCCTTCAACTCAGCCTTTTCATCCGACTTCGCCTTCAACTCGGCCTCTGGCTCAGCCTTTTGCTGCTCAGCATAGGCTGCATTCTCCTGAGCACGTTTCTGCTCTTCAAGTATGTTCTCTGCCTGAGCAATGCGAATATTCTCAACAAAATTCCTTGCTTCCGATGCCTTGAAACCGCTATTGAGTACACCGATAAGTGCGTTACGAATATCCTGAGTGTCGAGTGATTCAAGGTTGGATGGACGATTCTCCCACAGACTATGAACGAGCGCATCAATAGTGGTTCCCTTACCATCAGCAGCGAGCAACTGAGTCTTGGCAAAGTCTTCCCTGCTCAATCCAGTCTCCTGCTTAACACCCTTGCTTGTCTCTGTACCCTCATAGTTGAGAGAGTGAGCACCGAGATTGCTAGCAACATACTCCTCAGCAGTAAGCGGAGTTGTATCTGTCACATCAATGCCAGTACCATCATACAGACGATGAAGGAGCGAACCGATTGTCTCTTTATAGAGTTGAGCCACTGCCTCAGCATCATCCTTCACAGCACTCTTCAAGCGAGCGAACTTTCTTCTTGCCTTCTCAATGAGTTCCTTTCTACCCTCAGCAGTATCTTCCACCTTGGCAAGTTGTCGCTCATTATAAGCATCACGGATAGCGATAGCAGAGTCATAAGCCGCCTGAGCATCAGCAATAGCCTTCTCCTTGGCATCCTTAGCCGCCTTCTGCTCTACGAAGTTCTTACCCTTCACGGTCATGTTGCTAGCCTTGTCGAGTGCCTTCTTTGCATCAGACACATATCCAGATACGATACTATCTGCATCCTCACCGAACTGAGTATCATACAACTCAGCAGTCTGTGCGGCAGTCAGCTTCGAGAAGTCAGGATTGCCATCATCCAGCATAGGAACAATGGTTCCATCTTCAAGAGTAATGGCAGGAGTCTGCTCAGGAGCAGAAGTATTCTCCTCGGCATTTGATTCCGATTGATTATTCTCCTCATTAACGATATTGGCATTCTCATCCAAAGGTGGAAGTTCACGATGGTTGTTGATATAATCAAATGATGCAGACCATTTTTTATCATCCTTATCTTCAAGGATAATACTGCCCTGCTCATCAATACCTACAACTCTTGATAGAGTGTTTTCCTTTGGTCTTCCGAAACCATCGCCACTCATCCATATCTCGCTACCTTTAGGCAAACCGAGATTCGCAAGCTGAGAATCCTTATCAGATTCTTCTCCACTATTATCCTCTATCATTGAGGATTCAGGCATAGCTTGTTTGTATTCATCGAGCGACATAGAAGAGATTGTAGCCACATCTTCTTTGCTCACAGCATGAGGAACAATAGTACCATCACTCTTCAACTCTACTACCTTAGCCTTGGCACCAGCATCACGAATGAGGAACAATCTAGAATCAGGATATTTGGTATTACCATCCTTGTCGAGCACATCAACGAGCACCACGTTACCATTATCATTGAGAATCTGATTGAAATCAAATGAAGGTTGAGTCTCTTCTGCCTCCTGATTCTGCTGGGCAGCACGTTCCTTCTCCATCTGCTCACGCTCAGCCTTGGCAGCTTCCAGTCTCTTCTGGTCTTCCAAGTCTTTCATCTGCTGCAAGTCTGCAAGCGAATAAGGATTCTCCACCACGTTACCATCTATAGAGATAGCAGCAGTACCATCACCATAGTCAGCCAACACCTCATAGGTATGTTCAGAACCATCAGTATCAGTCACATTGAACTGGGAGCCAACTTCAACGGTTCCATCAATGATGCCAGCCACTTCTTTGATAGCATTCTCTTTTGCATCAGCTACCGCCTGAGCCTTCACATCATCAGCAGGAAGTTCTTCACCCAGTTCAGCGAACATCAACGCATCAGCATGTTCTACACTATTCGTTGTCGGGTCATAATAGAGAATCATATCATCGCTATTGCTTACATCAATGGAGCCATCATCATGAGTAGCAACATTACCACTAATAATGTACACACCATAGTCTTCCAAGCCGCCTGATGCTTTGATAGTAGCGTTACGGACAGAACCACGACTCTGGTCTGTGTACATATCAACTCTCTGTTCTGCCTGATGAGCAGCGAGGTCAACCTTATCTTGTGCATCATCAACCACACCTTGGTATCTGGCAGAAGACAACTGGTAGTCATAGATAGCTTGGTCAAGTTTATCATTCTGCCCAGTCATGGATTCCAGTTCCTCATCACTCATGGCAGATAGCTGCTGCTCAGAGATACCCAATGCTGCTGCAAGAGTCTTCATCTGGTCTTCCTGCTGAATCTGAATATCATGTTTGTCTGCATCATCAGCATCATGCCCCTCAGAATAAGCGTTGTCAATATCTGCCTGATGCTGCTCCTCAGGTGTTGTTGGTTCGTTGGTAATCTCCTTGGCATTCATTTCAGCAGTCTTGGCAATATTGTAGCCACGCATCTTCATCAGGTTCACACCATAGTTGACAGCAGCATTAATCTGCTCCTTACTCATGGTATCTCTCTGACGAAGAATGCCAGCCAGCACACTACCCATCTGCTCGTTTGTTGCGTTGTCTATCTTATCCTTGATGTCTGCCCAGTTATCGCCCATAAGATTCTGTGCATCACTATCAGCCACGTTCACCTTGTTGCGGAATCGGTAATACTGAGCACGATTGTAGATACCTTTTACTGGTCGGGAGCCAGCACCCATAGCATACATAGAACCAACAGAGATAGCCATACCACCGATGATGTCGAGTTGCTGCTTAGCATCAAGAAGGTCACTCACCTTTCCTTCACCATCCAGCAGAGCATGAAGAGGAATACCAATCTCCTCCTCCATCACTTCCTCAGCAAAACCATTGATACCGAACTTCTCCATCCACTTCTTAGAATTGGTGTACCAGCCACTCTTTCCGATATTCTTGAAGAACTCAGCAGAAGCATTCATACCATGTTTCTCCATGAAGTTGACAGCACCCTTCTTGATACCATAGTTGTGACCGAAGAGTTTTTCGGTATAGTTCTCCACCATAGCAGAGGTCATACCCTTATAGAGCGCAGTACCCATAGACTCGCCACCTTCATGCAGGAGATTTCCGTTCTCATCGAAAGTACCGAACTTATAGTCACCCTTCTCATCCTGATACAGATTACCAAGATGTCGCTGCATGATGTCAGCACCAGTCTTCAACGCTTGCTCTGTTCCTGCCATAGCATAAGAACCGATTACATCGCCAGCCACGATACCAGTATTCTTCAAGATAGCAGCACTCACCTTGCCCATGCCACGTTTAGCAGCAAATTTCAAGGCTCCACGACTGATGCCCTTGGTAATGCCACCATAACCGCCAGTCAGGAAAAAGTCAGCCATAAATGGGAGACTCTGCCCTGCAATCTTCGTCCAGCGATAGATGTTACCCATCTTCTCATCTTCGAGAGCCGCAGCAGCATCCGCACCCAGTTTACTCTTCAGGAGCATCTTATCCGAACCTGAGAGAGGAATCTTGTTATCCATCTTGGTCTTGATACGTTCCATCTGCCCCATGGTGGCGAAGTCAGTCAGACCGAAATCCCAAGTCTTGGCAGTAAAGGCAGTATTGTCAAGAGCCTTCAAGGCATCCTCACCCCAGCTACTTGTAGGGTATTGTTTTACCGCTTCCAGCGCACCAATCTGCTGCTTGACCAGAGCGAGAGAGGTTGCCAACTTATTGCTATAGTCACTCTGCTCAGCAGTTCTTCCGTTGCTTGCACCAATACTAGCACCATAAGAGAGCAGAGGATTGCCATGCAAACGATGGTCTTCCGCTATAGCAGCTTCAATCTCCTTCTTTCGGGCATAGGCTTCAGCCAGTTTCTTATCAAACTGCTTTTGAGCACCTTCCTCAGTAAGATAGGTTCCATTCTTGCCGATGTTCTCCTGCAAGTCATAGTTGCCGTTCTTATCACGCACATCTAAAGCAGATGGTATCTCGCCAGTATCTACCGCTTGCTGATAAGCGTTATTCTGCTCGTCAAGGATAGCTTGTTTCTGCTCTGCATCATTCTGAGAATAAACATTCTCATTGTCCGAGGTAACGTATGCCCCAGCCTTGCCAGTCTCAGGATTGTAAGCGAAATCATCCTTCACTACATTGTTTGCATCACCGCCATAAGGAGTCTGATGTGTACCCAAGTTCACACGACCGAAATCCTTCTGCTGTTTCTGCTTTCGCTGTTTCAATCTATTGTATCTGCCAGCATTGTTCATTGTCTGCTGAGCACTAGCCGAGATAGCTGCTGCCCCAGCAGAGAAACGAGCACGGTCAGCAGCACTCATAGGAACACTACCGCCTTTTGCTCTTGATGAAGTCCTACTTCGAGGTTCAAAGAGTGCAGAATAAAAACGCTCATAAGTAGATGGAACATCAAAGTTCTGAGCCTTCAAGTTCTCATAGATAGCGTGTCTGTTATCCGCACCGCCCTTTCCGTCTCTTGTCAGAGCACTCTCAAACTTATTGTAATCATCAGGCACATCATAGTTCTGTGCTTTCAGATTCTTGTATAAAGTGTATAATGGTCTTTCTGCCATGATATATATATTTGTTTGTTACCAATTCTGTTACCATTTTACGCCAGTCTTCTTCTTTCCACCAGCCGAAGAACCGCCAGCCTTATGTGTTGTATGCTTGCCACCACCAGATGGTTTACCACCTCCAGCAGAACTACTTCTTCCTTTCAATCTATCCATGATGTATCTCACGTTAGTCTGAGTAACATTCTTGATTCTCAACTTTCTTTTAAGTTCATTAATCTTCTTCTGCCCCTCAGGAGTGTCCATCATGTCGTAATACTCATACCAATATCCAGCAGTAGTTTTGTTACCGCCCGAAGATTTCTGAGCCTTATTTGCAATACGTCCTTCTCGTAGTCTAGCAAGTGCATCCTGAGCAGCCCAATGGCTTATCTGACCATCAGCAAGCATCTTCTTAATCTTCAACTGATTATCTTTATACTCTGCATCATTGGTATATTTCAACTTCGACAAGTCAAGTCTTCTGTTACCTTGGTCAATTCTCTGCTGTCCTTGGTCATTCTTCACCTTATTGATTTCGTTCTGCATATCGTGATACCTCATCTGCTCAGCGAGAGTCAGGTTATTCTTCCGAGCTTCCTCATCAAGAGCGAGTGCCCTCTGATACCCAGCCAGCCATGATGCCCGATTCTTCTCTCTCTGAGAATCCATATATGCCTTGCGTTTGTTAATCGCCTTAGTCATATCCGACTCAGGATTGTGTACCACCTTGGCACCATTGGTAGCAAAAAAGATATTGGCGAGCGCACGAAGACCATCACCAGTAGCAGCGATACGAGCCTTGGCACGCTCCTTCTTCTCTCTGTTCGCCCTCTGCTCAGCGGTCTCATCCAGTTCAGGATTCAGCATCTTATACATATCAGCATAAGATAACTGCTTAGGAAGAGGTTTCGGCTCCTCCTTCTTCACGATAGGGACAGATGGTTTATCCTCCTCATCACTTGGCGCACCCTGATTTACATCTACCCCATTGGCGATGGCTTGTTGAGTAGCGATAGTCTTAGCCCTAGCTGCCTTCATAGCATCATCGGTGGGAGTGGCAGCATTCATCTGGTCAACCTTCTTGCCAGCCGCATCAAGTTGCTGCTGGGTGAAGACTGGAGCCTGAGTCTGTGCCACCTTCTGTGCGGCATCCACCCCACTCTGCTGCTTGTTGAGCACACTCTGTGTAGTCTTCAAGCCATTGTTTGAACGTAACATATCTGATGCTTTCATAGGCTATGCTTTAATCTTTTGAAGTTTAGTCCCAAGGCTATTCAAGTCACCCTCAGAAGGAAGAGCCGTAGCCTTAGCCTTCAAGCCAAGAACATCATTTGAGTCCTTAGCGATACCATTCAACTGCTCCTGAGTCACATTCATATTCGGTGCCTTCTTCGCACCACCAGCACCACTATCAATAGCTGTAGCGATATTGGCAGCAGTACCAGCCACACCAGCCACCGCATTGGCAGTATCAGCAGCCTTCTCAGCTTCAATACCCATCTGCTGAGTCTGCAACTGGTTCTTTCTGTTCATATACTGCTGTTCGATGTTATCCTTTCTAGCATCATTTGCAGCTACAATCTGTGAAGTAGTATCGGCAAGAGTCTTGTTGTTCGCCTCCTTCACCGCAGTAGTGGAATCTTCCGTACCGCCCATCACCGCTTGTCTACCCTTGGCAGCCTTGTTTCTGTTCTTAATCTGCTCCTGCATCTGAGTGAGCAAACGAACCGTATCAGCACGTTTGGTAGGGTCTTCATTATACTTTCTATCATACCATGCCTGATTTTCTCTCTGCTGCTGGGCAATCATCTGCTCCTGCTTTTTTCTCGCCTTGCGATTAGCTATACCGCCAGCAATACTGCTTGCAAGCCCAAGCCCAGCACCTATTAATGCACCTATCATATATATGAAAATTAAAATTATTAATAATGGTACAAAGATACTGATACCATCCGAGATTCGTATTTTATCCGTTTATTTAGGTAGGTAAGTTAACGGATAAAGTTTCCGTTTGCCGAATAATTACTATCTTTGCACCAAAATAGTTAAGTCAATGGCAGTAGATAGAAATACAAAAGGTCAGTTCGAGAAAGGTCGGGCAAAGACTGGAGGTAAGAAGAAAGGTTACGAGTCTCCTATCAACAAGGAGTTTCGTGAGTTGTGCGCCGACTTTTCTAGAGAGGCATGGGATGATTTCATGGCAGCTTGGTATAAGTGCGAGCCGAAGGATAAGGTAGCATCATTCATCAAGATACTAGAGTTCAACTGCCCTAAGCTACAGACCGTCACTCTTGACGATAAGCGTGAGGTTCACAATGCCCTCACCGAGAAGTTGAGACAGATGTCGGAAGAGGAAGGATAAAATGTAATTCATAAGAAAAACGTTTGTTTTTTTTCATAGGTTTTTGGTTTATAGGTTTTAAGATTGTTAGGATAACGAAATAGGGAATGCGTGAGCACTCCCTATTCTTTTTTATTCACTATCAGCGACCACCTCTCGCTCTTCTATCCCCAACCATATCCGTCTTGGAGCCACGATTCACCGATGATGGCTTATACCTGATTCCTGCCTTGGTATGTGAAGCATCCATACCCTTGCGAGAAGCTGCCCCATACTTCTTGTCGTGAGCAGCGTTGTGTCGAGCCAACTCCCTACGCTTAGCCTTCTGAGCAGGAGAAGACTCGAAACGAGTATCATAACGCTTTTTTCGCTCCCTAGCTGCTGGATGAGTCTGATAATATCTAGCTGATTCTGATACCATAGTTACTCCTCATCTTTATTTTTATCTTCCTTCAACGCATCATCAAGATACTTGTCAAGAGCCTTAATGCACTTATCAGGAATTTTATTAGCATCCTTGTTTTCTTTGAGATAATCAATAGTGCCACCTACTCCATAGATGATAAGCAGATTCTTTGTAGAAGGGATGAATATACAAATAGTTGCTCCAAACACAAAAGCATATATAGAACGCTTAAACATTCTTTTTATCTTTTCAAAAGGTTCATCATATTCATCACCAACAATAATTGTCCAGATACCTAAACCACATAACACCAAAATAGATAAAAGAACAACAACTTCACCACAACTATGTAAGTTGCCCAAAACACCTAACCAATATAATTCACTCATAATCTTAAATTTTAATTAATATATCTATATCCAATTACACCATAACCATTCATGAATGTGAATCAATGCAGCACCAACTACCAGCGCAATCAATCCTGCACACACACCGAAGATGTCTGCCCATAAATCATCGCCATCCACCTTCTCCTTGCTGACTAGCTTATCAATCACCACCTCCTTGAAGATACCTATAACAAATGTAGCCAGAGTAGCGAGCCATAAGTTATTGGTCAAGAAGAATATCATTTGCACCATCTCCATGTTAACCACGAAATGCAGCACTTTATCCGTCTGCAACCCACAGAGCCAGTTCTTAGGCTTTGCATACAGAGTATTCCATATCATTCTAATCATTGTCTTTATCATTACACTTTTCGAAAGTTGAATTAAAATCAGATTCACTCATAACCACTATTGGTCTGAAAGCAGATATGTTACTACGGAATATGAAATCACCTTTTTCTGCAACTATTTTCTTACCAATAGATTGCAATACAATGAACTTTCTTTCATAATCAATACCGACTACACAACTAGCACCTATAAAAGCGATAATTTCTTTTGAGTTTTCGCCATTCCATTGAATTACGCAAAACTCTTTATCTCTTCGTTTTATATATGTTTCCGCTTTCATATCCTATCTCCAATAAAGTTCACGATGTTCCTTCTTCAACAAATCCCCAGTTCTACACCACCAGTCATTCGGACTCCATTTAAGATACTCCTCAAACTCTGGGCAGTTCTGTTCATGAGTAAGGATAGGATGAGAGGTAGGCTTGAACTGATGCACACACAGCAAATCTGCATGATTGCCACCGTAAATACTTGGCGGCATAACATCTTTCGCCTGATGCCACACCTTGTTGAGGTCAATGAGTTCAACCCCATCCAGTTCTTTCAAAACATTATCAATCTTACCCAGCACACGATTCAGGACTTCTGCCCTATCCGTGCCACCCTTAGCAATAAGCCACTGAGCATCACTCAGGGCACTTCTAATCAACATATCCAGTTCCATAAGCCAAAATTTTAATTATTAACTTCGTTCAATATCTTAATCACTCTGCTAAACATAGAGCCAGCCCAATCATCCTCACCTTTATGATGCAGGTGTATATAGTCATACACCGCCCTATAGAAGGTCTCGGAAGTATAGCGCAAGCCGTAGTCTTCCGTCTGGAACTCATCCTTGGCGGTCAACTCGTCACACTCTAGATGCCGCTTATGAGCTTCCATCTTGCCATCTACCTTCAAGACCTCATACCCATACTCCTCGCCCTTATTAATTGGGCAAAGGCACAACTCACATACATGCTGCTTGCGAGCAGTTCTGACCTGACAACTGATTGACTCAATCTTCATAGCTTAATGTCTTTTCGATTTCTCGATGTTATATTGGTCACAGATGTCGCAATATGCGCCATAAGCCAAGTTATCAACCATTTCGTTGTACTTGTCACCATTGTGACCTTTCACCCAGTGAAAACGAACTCCTGTCAAATGAGCAGAGCATTTCTTATATAACTCATAGAGGTCAGGATTCTTCTTTGGCTTATATGACTTGGAGAGCACCAAGATACAATACTGACTATCTGTATAAATATCCACGTATGCACCATCAGGGCAAGCGTTCACAGCACTAATAATCGCCAACAACTCCATTCTGTTGTTTGAGGTGTTAAGTTGACCATGATTCTTCACCTTTAAAATTTCCCCATCTTTGAGAATGACGTATGCCGCACCACCAGCCTTAGTTTGAGATAAGTTGTCACAAGAACCATCAGTGTATGCTACATAATGAAGACCATTGTCAGGAAACGTCTCTTCAATCTCATTGATGATTGTCTTTTCATGCTGAGGAACTTTTTTTGTTACTCGTAAACGAGGTTTTCTTCCTCTTTTAGCAATCAACACTCCATTATAAGCAGATACAAGTGAGTGCCAATGATTAGGAGCTTCGCCATTTTTCTTTTTCCATCCTGCTTTTGATACAAGATTCCAAATGGCATCAATCCATTCCTTATCATCCAACTTCATTCCATGAGCACAAAACTCATCGAACTCTTCGCGCGTAGGCACGTACACGTCAGGTTGTTTATTATTATTTTTCATAACGAAAATATTTAATTAAATTTATATTCCGTAGGCTTTAAATAGGAACTGGTTGCACGTTAGCTGAGGGAAGTAAAATCCCCCTTACCCACAAGTCTTTCATTGTGGTGGAGGATTCACTTGGGTGGAGACCGTATATTCGCCCCTTCCATCGACCTATCACAAATCTATACGTGAATCGGTTTTGCAGCTTTCTGAAATATAGTTTTCAGTCCTTGTCGCACCTTCTGCAATCAATCCTGTGCTCTGCCATGACTCTTCCTTGCAATTTATAGACTCGATGAATCGGAAGGTATCTAGCCCATAGTCTTCCATCTTGTCTTGTCTCAAACTCAGGGGAATAAAAAAGAACCCCCGAGTGTTGGTTACGGACAACGACTCAGAGGTTCATATCTTGTAGGCTTGCGCCTTGAAAGGAGGACTACTTTAGTCTGTCAACCGTAACATTGACGATGCAAAGATAGAAGCAATTTTTGAAACTACCAAATGTGAAAAAATATGTAATTCGTTAATCTGTAAGATATTCAGATTTTAGGTATACGCTTGGTGTGCAGTAGACATACAAATGATTACAAAGTTAAAGTAGGTTAAAGTATATTGGGCATTCAAGTTTATTTTGTTACCTTTGTAACGAGTAAAACAAGCGATTTAGCTTCTTTAACTCTTTTATGTTACTATTTTGTTACTCACTAAAAAGTAGTAATTCTTAATAATTCTGATTATCAATAGGTTACAAGCTCAAAACAAGCATTCATAATGTTTTTGTATAATATGAAAAGGGGTGCTTGTGAAAGTACCCCTTTT